CTACTCTATCGTCCACTCTTTCATTGGTAAAATATAGATTTGTCGAACCTTCAGATAAATCATCTGTTGTTCTGGTATTGAGGAAAGTATTTACACTTCCTTCAATGATATCATCTGTATCAAACTCGGAGAAATCTATTGCGATATTTAAAAGATTTCCGGCGTCATCATACGATTTCGTGATACCAACGCCATCAGTGATCAGATTTGCAACCCTATCATCAACTCTTTCATTGGTAAAATATAGATTTGTACCTTCTGATAAATCAGTTGTAGATTTTGATCCAAATAATGCATCAACATTACTTTGAACAGCAGAAATACTTGAGTTGATTGTAGTTATGAAATTTGCATCATCGCCGATGGCCGCTGCAAGTTCATTTAAAGTATCTAATACGCCAGGAGCGCCATCAAGAATATTAGAAACTGCATTATCTACATATGATTGGGTGACATAACTATTAGTGTTTAAATATGATATAACTCTAGCATCTGTATAATAAAGATTTGTAGTACCTTCTGGTATACCATCTGTATCAGGTTTATTTAATAATTGCGTCCAACTACCAGTTACAGCAATAGAGTGCAACCCCAGACTATTTCTCGCGCCCGCGGCTGTGGTCGCACCTGTACCACCGTGTACGAGTCCTAGTGTTTCGCCGGACAGGAATTCACTTAATCCTGTTGTGTCACCAGAACCATCAACTACGACTCGAATTGGGGTTACGTCAGCCATCAAAAACCTCTTTTAATACTATTTAGGAGTCTGATATTACCCCTTGAGATTTTATCAGACTCCCTCATAATTTACTAACTGACTAAAATTAATTGTCCAGTAATCTAATGTCGGCATTGGTAGGCATAATAGAATCGCCTGCAGCATTTTCTGCTACTAGAAGAAGAATTCTCATCCCCGAACCAAACTCACCAGTTGACATCATCCCTCTATACAATCTTCTATAATCGCCATCAGATCCCGTACCACCTTGCCCGGCTGTACTCATCCTATCACTACTAATCAAAGTATCTTGTCCGACCGCGCCAGCAGCACAGAAACCGATCAAATCAATTTCTCTGCCGGTATACATAAATCTTTGCGATCCCAATCTATTTGGAAATTGAATTACAAGTTTTCCACGGTCATTGAGAGATAGTTGTTCAAGTGGATTTATAATAGAAGTAGAATCTCTTTCATTAACTCCAGCAAATACATGTCTATCCCAAGGTTTTAGAACATCTTTTTCTCGAACAACAAATCTTCTAAATCTACTTTGAGTTTCCAAATCTACCGATGACATCTCAGCTGATTCTAGTCTTGATGTCATAAAGTCAAATGTTTGATTTCCTTCAAGATCGTATAGTCCCATATTTGCAATAGAAGATCTTCTTGACAAATCTTTTTCTGTAAAGAGTGGTTCTAAATCAGAATACAACAATGTCGGTTCTGAAGATTGATATACACAATGAATTGGTTGATGATCACTTCCATCAATTCCCATATCAGGATAACCAGCACGAAATTGAGGCGCACTTGTGGTTCCATTACCAACTTCTGCCGAAGAATGAACATGTCTTTGTACAACAAAAAATGCATTATCATCTGCCTGTGTTGAAGCTTGATCTCTAAGATAAAATGCAATTCCATGATCAACAATTGTCATATAATAACTCATAGGATATGCTGGAGCAATATCTGATCTTGATTTCCCAGTTCTTCTAAACAATCCTTTTTGCAGTCTTAAATTTCCATTATTATATGGTGTATCATGTACCAATTCTGTAGATGTACCCCTCAAATAATGTTCTTCATATCTATACTCATCATTTACTAAAATACCAGAATCATAATCTGTCATAATTCTTGATCCAACCACTTTTAATGGAATCTGTCCTTCACCCTCGCCGCCAACAGAAAAGTACTTCGGTACGCCTGCTACGGCGGTCACGGCCGTGGCGCCGCTGCCCGATGCTGGCACCGCAATGACTTCTTGAGTAAATACTGATGAGTGATCCAACATCAGTTCATGACTATCATTGAAATGATGGATACCGACAACTCCCGAACTAAAATTAAAACCAGTTCTAACTCCGCTGTCAAGTTTCGATCTTTGAACAAAAGGATTTACCTTATGAACAGCAGTTTCTAAATACCCTTTATATTGGGGTCTGAGTCCACCCAAATGGCCCGGTTCTCTCATAGTGGTGACAGCGGAGAGACCATCTTTCCCCTCGGGTTTTGCGACAGTTCCATCACCTTTAAGTTGAAATTCTGTAGCTACATGAACTTGTAAATATTCAAAAGAATTAGAAGAATCTTGCTCAGGATTAACTTGCAAAACTGCATCTGCAATATAAGGAGAAGCTTCTTGGATTTCATGTCCTCTGGTGATATTCAATCTTATTCTCCAAGGTTGATCACCTTCTATTTCACCCTCTCTGCCAGTTGGATAACCCGATAATTTGTGAAGTCTATCGGTTTCTAATACTACTGGACCCATAGAATAATCTGTGATATATTCGAAAGTTTCAATATCAATATCGTGAGAATAAGTTTCAAACTCTTCATAACCTACTATACCATTTTGAACTCCGCCATGTGAAGTATTTGGGTGTTGTGCAATTACAATAGAATCGAAAGAAACTTGTGGACCTTCTGGTCTGCCCGTCTTTTTAGCAAGCACCATTTGTTCATATGATGAAAAATACGAAGTTTTTCTACTGGTTGCTGGAGCAACATAAGCTGTATATTGCCCATGAACCGGCATCGCAAAAGTACCTAAATCTCTCGCCAAAGGAAATTCTAATCTAACTCTTTTAATAGATGTTCCTAACCCCACTTGAATCACTTCGACTGCGCCATTATCTCCACGATAGTTGAATGGATCTCCGGTTGTGTCTACAGTTTTAGCAGGAGTAAAATCATTCTCATCTAGAAGCGTTGCAGCGAGATATGTGGTATCTGTAGATGCAGATGTTCCGTCCGCTGCAACTCGCATTGCAGTTATATTAGTAGAACCGGAAACAGCATTACCCACAATATTGAATTTTGCTGCGGCAGGAACATCCTCTTCTGCGATACCATTTATAGAAAATTCTTCGGAATTTGTCTGTCCTACTGTTTTGCCAGTAAACAATACGGATCCTGTGCCGCCTTGGGCGACACTATTTGCAGCAAGTAATCCATGACTTTTTCCAACATCACCCTTTTTCATATATCCAGAAGAAAGTCTATTATATCTGAGAGTAATAGCATTTGAATTTGATATAACTTCCATATACTTATTCATATATGCGTTTTGTCTAATCTTAGCAGCTATGGCCTCTGTTAATTGACCTGAGTTTAATGCAACACCTGTCTTAAAGTAAATAGTTTCACTTCTGAGTGCTGGATTATTTACATCTGCCAGTCCACCATTAGGAAGTTCATCTAACAGATTATTTATTGTGAACTCAAATTCATCATCGTTGTTTGCGCCACTAAACCCGCGCAATTGAATTTCATGTACATATCCATTTTCAAATGTGTTTAAGGTGTAAGCCGTACCACCATCGCCATTAGTCATTGTAGAATTGAATAGTGTGTTGTTATCAGTTACAATATATGATTGTATATTATTAGTAAAACTCTCCATAGGTCTTGCAACTCTTGAAACAGATGACGTCAAATTGCTACCAATGTTGTTAGATTCTATAATTAACACACCATTTCTCTTGGGAGACAGAGTGCCACCATCTACAACAGAATATGCTCCGGATGCAGGATCAAATAATTGATTCTTTGAAAGAGCTTCAAAAACTGAATTGCTGAATCCGGCTACAGTACTTTGTACAACTTCTACAGGAATTGTAAATGTTTGTGCTCCAGCGCCAAATGCAGTATGGATAAAAGAGAAAGTATATACATCGCCAGTTTGAAACACATTATTGTTATATGTCGAATCAAAACCAATCATCAATTCGCCTTCGAATTTTTTAGGTTCTACTGTTCCTGCTGGAAAAAAGTTTTCGTCTTTATAATTTGAAATCCAAAAATCATGTGTGTCTGGGCCTTTTTCTTCTACAGTTTTTCTATAATTTCTAATAGTTGCTTTTGTATTGACTCCAGATGCAGAATCTGGCCGCATAACAACACCTCGAGATTGGTGTGTAAGAAGAGTTTTTACTTTATTAAATTCGTTCAAATATACCGCTTTCGAAATCTCTGACAATCCAACATATCCTGCTTGATTAAGATAAGCAGGCAAAGTTCGGTATACGGGGATAGAAGTTGACTGGCCTGCTTTGCTGCTGGACGCCGTTGGCGGCAAAGTGGTGGGTGGGGTCGCAGTTGCGTCGGGGGTTCCGGTGGTGATGAAGTCCCATCCAGTGCTATCTGTAATACCTTTTTCAGCATATTCTGTTGCACTTGCTAGGCCTACTAGGATTACTTCAGAACCGGTCGCTATATCGGGGGTCCCTGGCGTTTTTTTATAAAAATGTCCGTCCTTTAAATCCAGTGGCCGCGAATTATCTGTCCGATCGCCACGTTCTTTATAAGCACCGGCTTGAGTGGGCCAGGTAAATCCACTTGAAGGAACTAAATCATTTATATCTTTCCATCCAGAACCAAATGGAATTCCTTTAACACTACCTCCATCGCTGAGAACACTTGAATCTAAAGTCGATGTTCCGGTATGTGTAGATCCGTCTGCACCATTCCAAATACTACCATCATATGTATAGATGACCGGACCATCATTCGTATGTATTGTGTGGGTATCTCCATTTGAAGGACTAGATGGAAAGTTTGGTGCAATAAAATCTCTTATTGCTTGTGTACTTCCGCGCATATTTGGATGTGGATTTAAATATGCAAAAAGTTCTGAATTTGGACCTAATACTTGTCCAAAAACACTTGTGTCAAGTTCCAGTGCGTCCTCATCGCCCCAGTTTAGATTATCTGCCTCCTTTGTATAGTTTGGAATCAACGAAGAAACGTGTGTAATAGCAGTTCCGTCAGTAGCTTTAAAGAATTCAGCCGGATAATTAGATGTTCCTGTAATAGCATTGTCTTTAGAGTTCGTCGAATGGGTCCCTTCCCTAATAGTATAATTGGGATATCCAATCGCTGGAATTTTTTTAGCAATATTTTCGTTCCAGTTTGGATTGTCGTATATATCATCAATTTTTTTAATTCTACTACCTTTTTCTCCATCAAGAAAGTATGTCGTAGCACTTAAATTTCCAACTTCATTTCGGTTGGTGTACACAGATGTGCCGGTATCATAATCCGCGACCTTGCCAAAAACATTTATACCGCTGGCACCTTTTCCAACTTGACCAACACTCGAATCGTAATAAAAACAAATAAATTCATCGATAAATTGTGTTAAATTATCATCATTGATACTAATCTTAGTAATTTGTGGACCTACATCTTTAAATCCATTATCCAACATATCTTCGGACATCTGTTGGATTAGTGGTTTGAAGGTCTCTCTTTTCCTATCTCTGTAATAATCATCCATATGGACAATTTCATTTCTGTTTATTGAAATAGACATTTATGTGCTCCTATAATTTTAATTCTGTGCATGTTTGTTTTTATTATTTATAAAAAAAAATTACACACCGTTAATAATGAGATCGATATTATCCTGTGTGCCATTTGCCATGAAAAAATCTACTTCACCACTGGTCATTTCGTTACCTGTAAATGTAGTTGTCAATGGAATATCATCCCTTGTACCATTAGTTTTTGTAAATTTTATAAACCCACCAGTTCCAAAATTATCATCAGGTACGAATTTGCCAGTATTTATATCATAAGCAATACTAACTTTACCCGCTGCAGACACTTGGGCGCTTGTATGACCGGAATATTCAAAATTTTGCAAGTTATTTTCTATGGTGTTTTGATCTGTAATAATTGTTGTTTCTACGCCAATAGCTCTGGTTCTTTCTGAGAATATAGCAGAATCCAGAAGTCCATCAGAATCTTTCAAAGATGTAGAGGTTGTCAAATAATTAGTGGTGCCATCGGCAGTATAAGTCCCATCCGCATTTAGTCCTGCTGCTGATTGTGTCGTATCAAGTTCGGATTGCAATGGTGTAAGATCTAAACTTGCAGTTGTAGTGTTTGTAGTTGGATCATATGTCGAAATTATACTACCAGCAAATTCTATATTTCCCGTAATATTAGTATCGACCGTCAATGCTTCTGCAAGAGCTATCCAACTAGAACCAGTTGAATAATATAAATTAGAATTAAGCAAAGCTAAACGACCACTATCAGCAACCTCAGATTGTAGTTCTGCCAATGTATTATATGTATCAAATTTTATCAAATCAAAATTTGATCTTACTTGACCTTTTATTGCTAATAATTTTTCCGAATCGGTGGCAGTATCAGGGAGTCCACCATTACCGCCTGCACCAGTTCCGCCGTCTAAAATGCCAACGAAATCAGATTCTAAAAACTCTCCAAGTACAACATCTCCGGTAGTTTGTACAATAGCCTTGAGTGGAAATGCGCCTGCCATTTAAAAATCTCCTATGTATTATTTATAACAAATATCAACCAGTAGCATAACCATGTTTTTTCAAAGTAGATATCGCCCAAGGGAATCTTGGAATACTTGTTCTACTGCCATTTGATCCCCATGCCCGTTTGCCTCCAATATCAATGTGAGTGAAAGTATTATACAATCCAATACCCTTTATTCCTTTTTGAACGCATATATCAATAAATCTTGCCCTATCGGTTTTGCTATAACTAGACATTATAATGTCGGTAGCCTTACCCTGTTGATGCATACTTCCTTTAGCCCCACCAACCTTTTTGTTATACTCTGGACTGCGATAGGCGCTGGTTATATCAAGTGTCCGGCCCCATTCTTTAGCAACTTCAATAAGAATATTTTTCAGTGCTGGTTCAATTCTAGAATCTGTGTGTGGTAAGAAATTCAATGTTGGATCATCAACTCTTTCAAATGGAACACTATTATCTTCTATTGGAGCATCTTGTGGTCCAGTAACATTATTTACAGGACTTGTATTATTTGATAAGTATCCACCATCGCCATTAGATATTCCACCATCACCATATTCAAAAGTTTCACTATTCTTTGGCGCGGTAATTATTCCTTCTTTCATATAATCTTCATGTTCTTGCGAGATATCTACCGGAACATCCGATAAAGGTGGCACAGGTGGAGAACTATCTCCAGCAAAAACATTTCCACTTCCATCTCGAACATAAGAACCACACGCAACTGGATCGTTTATTCTTCCGATTGGTTTTCCATTTGCAAAAACTGACGATGAACCGGCCGCGAGAATTGAACCGTGCGGCGCATATATTTTTGGTGGACATACATGAACATGCCATCCATCGCCTTTTCTATGTGCTCCCTTACTATTTACAAATACATCTGTACTTGCTGATCTATTCGGTCGAGGCGGGTGACAACCATGACCAGTACATCGATCTCCTAATCTAGTTACAGCTGGCATAAACTGGATACCCCCTCAATTCTCTTACATCGTCTACATTATTATAGAAAGTCTGTTCGTCAACATTAAAATCGCAATTTATTTTAAATACTTGTTTTCCGTTTTCTGTCTCTGAAATTGTATCCAAACTTTGTCCTCTATCTATACCATCGTTTATAGGAAATTCTAAAAAGAAATCTTCACTAGTAATAGACATTATCAAATAATCATTTTTTTGCCACATGTTGCTCTTTCTGTCAATATAGATAAATCGATCCAAGAAATTTTTATATTTTATTTTTTGATCAGGATCGATATAAATTCTACTCTCTATAATAATATCTCTTTCTTCTAAATATCTTTCTATACTTATAATAGAATCTTTATATTCTTTCATATATCCTATCAACATTTTGTCAATTTCGTTATTATTTAATTGTGGATCAAATAATCCCCTACCCTTAGATCTTTGATCTTCTACCCAATCAGTCCTGTTGGGGAATTCAGAATCAATAATAGAGCTATCTGTGAACAATCTCAAATCTCTATCAAATGACCAGTTGTTGCGTATTGTAAATATTAATTTTATAAATTTTGTTACAACACCACCTGTCAACATCTCAAGATCATCTACAACAAAACTATCTCCTTCTTCATTCAACACATATTGATAGTTTACCTGTTTTCCAGATGGAGTCTTTTCTATATAAGCATATCCAGTAGGATTTACCAAATCATTTTCTATAATAGTTGCACTTAATTCTTCTATTTGTTTTTGTAGAACTGAAGCTTTAAAATTGACAGAAAATTGCAATTCTTCTTGTAAATTATTTACTTCTTTTTGTAATTCTGACTTTCCGTCGACAAATGTTTCTACAAATAAATCTGTCAATGTTGTGATTTCTATCTCACCCCTAAGATTTTCAAATTCATATCTGTGAATAGTTTCAGTGATTAATCCGCCAGTAGCTCTATCGGTTTCTTTGTCAAATTCTGAAACCTTTTCCACAATTTCAAATTCGCTACTTTGTCCCGCTATAGTCTGTGTTATTATATCACCTCTTTTTAATTCTACGCCATTATATACTAAATCTATCGTTCCTTTGGTTATACTTCTGCCGGTGAGGTTGACTTCCCACTTTCTCGGTGTAATCAATTCAAAATCTTCATATGAAAAATCTAAACTGTCGGATAGAGATATAAAATTACCATCTGAATCCGTTTCACCTTGTATTTTCATCCAATCTTCCCATGAATATTTTCTTAAAAATTTATCTGTTTCATGTACCGTTCCTGTTAATCGGCCATCATCAAAAGACAGACATTCGGGTAATCTACCATTACTCGGATCCTCATCTATTGTATAGATAAAATTAAAAGTAGATTTTTCTTTATCTAATCTCCAATCTTCAGAATATGGACCTTTTGATTTTACATCATAATCCAGATATTGAAATTCGTATAAATCTATATTTTGAATTTCTCTGTACTCTCCATCTCTATGAGTACCCGATCTTCCAGCAGCCTGTAGACTATTTTCTACATGCTCTTCCAAGTTAAATATTTTATTTTTGATAGAAGTTGGCCCAACTTCAATAGGTAAAAGATCGTGACCAAACGCATTAGATCCGCCAGATAAACTCGGTCTTTTTGTCTGTATCACTTCATAAAATGTGTGTCCAAATTTATTATAATCAAATTGGGTAGATGAAACAACCTCGAATTTTTCCATAATAAATTCATAGACCTGTTCATAAGATCTGAATCCTGGCCTATACAATTCCTCTATCATTAAATGTTTGAACTTGTTTTTTGGGCCTTTTCCAATCGAAACGGTGCTGTGCATATAATTTTGTTCTATGAGAAATGTCTTATCTGGTGATTGTAAAAAAGGTTTAAACTTTGGTTTCCCAATATCAAAATTCACAAAGAAAACCTTGTGAATAAATGGTTTATCTAATACCGGAGTATAGAAAACTTTTACAGGAACCTCTAGAGGATTTGTGCGTTCAAAATATGCCGTTTTGGAAAATTCAAAATTTAAAACCTTTATTTTATCTACCCAAGTAACATCATTCAAAGTAGTGTTTTTGACAATTTCAACAAATTCATCATCTTTTGAACTATAATTATCTAATAATTTTGAAAATTGATTATTTTTTGAAAAAGTATCTCTTGGATTGCTGACTGTTAAACTTATGGAAACAGCCTTATCTGCTGGTGGTCCATATCCCAGAGATCTATATATAGTGTTTGATTTGTTAAACATTTCCGGCTGCATAACATACAATCCGCTTTTCATTTCTATTACATCATGAGTAGTAGGATTGGATATGTGCATTGATCTTGCAAAGTTTTGATTTAATAAATTAAACGATTCTAAATGTCTTGAGAAATTAGAATTTTCGTTAATTAACTTTGATGTTTTAGAAATAAACTCAGTCGGTTCTGGAAAGTTGTATGCAATTCCTTGAAAAAATATCGGATTATGACTAAAACTGGTTCCAGATTCCAATAAAACTTGACCATCCCATGGCGGAGCTTTAGATTCTGGATCATCTAAAAATGGATTGTTGATAAGATGTTTTGTGGATGCTGTCTGTAGAAATGGTCGAATTTCCCAATCACCTACGGTTTGTAATCCAACTTTATAATCATTTCCAGTTATCGTATACAACAATGATTGATTCGATAACACTATATTTCTGTTAAAATCGAATGATTTTTTAGAAGCAGATCTATCTTCATATGAAGAAAATGTTCCTGTCATATAATTAAATGATTCTACAATTACTGATGATTTTTGTTCATCAACATATTTTTCGTGGTGATATTCGGCAACAAATTCACTATTTGATTTTGGCCCAGTGTGAAGGGGCAATCCATCTGTATATTCTACAATGACTTCTGATGATGATTTTTCTGTAGATGAAAAAAAATAATTTACATATGATACCTCGATACTGTCATTAGAATCGAATATTATATTATCTATTGTTCTGGTAACTGTTTGAACTATCGGACCCACTCGGCCTTGAAATGAAACTGCCATGTTATCCGTAATCCCTATTAACACCATTTCTGTCGATAAATGGTCCGGTTCTGCCTGCAATAGTTATATGTGGATTCAAGTAATAAAGTTTCGATTCGGCCGTACGCATATGAACGACCCCCCTTTGTTGGGAAAAATTATCCGCACCGACAATAGTTTCTGGAGAAAATTCTGGAAATCTTTCTCCGGTAGTAACTGTGGGCGAAGAATTGTCCAAAGTTTGATTGTCATCTGAAACTAAAATTGTCGATTCGTCTGGCACTTCATCCACTGAAGCTTCAGATTGTTCTGGACTATCTGGTGTTTCGTCTGTTGATGTTTCAAATTGTTGTGGACTATCAGGCGTATCATCAGTTGCAGTTTCAAATTCTTGCGGCGTGTCTGGTGTGTCATCTATAGCTGATTCGAATTGCTGAGGTGCATCTGGTGTGTCATCAGTCGCCGTTTCAAATTGTTGTGGACTATCAGGCGTATCATCAGTCGCAATTTCAAATTCTTGTGGTGTGTCTGGTGTGTCATCGGTCGCCGTTTCGAATTGTTGTGGACTATCGGGCGTATCATCAGTCGCAATTTCAAATTCTTGTGGACTATCGGGCGTATCATCAGTCGCAATTTCAAATTGTTGTGGACTATCAGGCGTATCATCAGTTGCAGTTTCAAATTCTTGAGGTGCATCTGGTGTGTCATCTATAGCTGATTCGAATTGCTGAGGTGCATCTGGTGTTTCGTCTGTTGATGTTTCAAATTGTTGTGGACTATCAGGCGTATCATCAGTTGCAGTTTCAAATTCTTGTGGCGTGTCTGGAGTCTCGTCTATAGATGATTCGAATTGTTGTGGACTATCTGGCGTGTCATCTATAGATGTTTCAAATTTTTGTGGGCTATCTGGTGTATCATCTGTGGGAGATTCTATTTTGATAGGCTCATCTAATGAAATTTCTATATTTGATTCGTTTGTTATAACTTCTTCTTGAACACTTTCCCCATTGGCGGGGGAATCTGTGATTTGATCTTGACCAGTTTCAAAATTATCACTAACTTCTGTAACTTGATCTTCGGAATTTTCCTCATCGCCCTCACTTCCCGACACATCGTCTAAAGTAATTTCGGTGTTATCAGTGGGAGTTATCGTATCATCTATTTTCGTATCTTCTAAAACCGTTTCAGATTCCTCTAAAACTTCAGCATCTAATGATGTTACAATTTCTAATTGATTATCTTCTTCTCTTTCTGCGATTTCTATTTCTTCACGAATATTTTCAGAAAGAGTTTCTATAAATGTATTTACAAAATCTTCGCTGACTACGGCAAGATCCAATGTTGATGTTGATTCTTTGACAACTTCCTGTACTGTGTCGGTTGTGGTTAAGAATTCGGGCGAATTATCAAAGACTGTTTGTAATTGGGTGATCAGCTCTGTTATTGATAAAGTAGAGATATCATTTTCATCTGTAGTTTCTGATAATTGATCTAATACACTTTCTAATAAATCTTCGATTATCTCTTCTGTAATTACAGAAACATCAGAAAATACTTCGGTGGTCAACTCTTGTATTTTTTCAAGTATTTTTTCTTCAAGAGTTTCACTCTCTGAGATAGATTCTCTCGTTTCTTCACTAGATAAATCTGTCTCAGCAATAGTAGCCAAATCGCCAGTTTCAGATGTTTCGCTTTCGATAACACTTTCTATTTCGTTTTCTGTGATAACATCTTCTATAGATGCGTTTTCAAACTCATTTTCATCTACAATATCATTATCGGTTTCGTTTTCTATATCCGAATCTGTTGTTAGTTCTACATCTACTACATTATCAACAGCCGACAACTCCAAATCATCATCTACTGTCGCACTTTCCAAATCTGTTGTGGTAGATAAATCATCTATTGTTTCAGTCGGTGTGTCTGTGGTTTCTGCTAAATCATCCAGAGCTGCAGTTTCAGTGGTAGAAGTTTCCGCCAAATCATCTATTGTTTCAGTCGGTGTGTCTGTGGTTTCTGCTAAATCATCCAGAGCTGCAGTTTCAGTGGTAGAGGTTTCCACCAAATCATCTACTGCCGCGGTTTCTGTTGTTGTAGTTTCTGCTAAATCTTCGTCAACAGCGCTTTCTGTTGTTGTAGTTTCTGCTAAATCTTCGTCAACAGCACTTTCTACACTGAGTCCGTCCGGAGAATCTTCATCAACAGCGCTTTCTGTTGTTGTAGTTTCTGCTAAATCTTCGTCAACAGCACTTTCTACACTGAGTCCGTCCGGAGAATCTTCATCAACATCGTTTTCTACATCCAACCCATCTGGCAAATCGACTACCGATGTGGTTTCGGCCGCTGCAGTTTCTACAGAATCTACTATTGTTTCTGTTGGTGTCTCTGTAGTTTCTGCTAAATCTTCGTCAACAGCACTTTCTAACGCAGATGTATTTACAACCTCTTCAGGACTATCAAACTCTTTTTCTTTCGTAAGTAATAAATCTTCGGATGATGTAGATTCTATATCTTCTGTGGTTGATATTTCTGTTATTTCAGTAACATCAATTTCTGATACTGATGCAATTTCATTAGCAGAAATAACAGAAATATCGGAAGTGTCAGATCTCTCGAGCGGAATATCCAACTCCAATATTAAAGTCTCTGTGTCATAGATATTGTCTATTTTTATTTCTCTAAGACTAATTATTTCAGAAGGAGAAAGAATATTTAATTCGGAGACAGTCGTTCTAGTTTTTTCAGAAATTATACCTATGACCTGATCTGATATTACCTCTTGCAACTCCTGCAAAGAAAACTCTATACTGGTTGATTTTTCTGCAATATCGCTTATCAGTTTTTCAAATGCATTAGCCACAACCGGAGCATTATCATATACAAGTTTTAAATCTGCGGCCTTAACTGGAATATTATGATGAGATATTTTCAAGTCATCATTTGATGAAGATTTTCTGACTTCGTTTTCTATGATATTCAACAATGGATCTGTCAATGAAACTGTCCAAGGTATATCGACACCATCTACATTTATTAAGAATATGGATGGTTGAGAAATATTAGCAATGTAATTTGAAACTTCTAACTTGATAGTGTCGCCGTTTTCGACAGTAGTAGTATTACCGACAGAAGATCCATTTTTATAAATTTCGCCACTATCAAATGAAATCGTAACTGGTCCAGATAAACCATTTACCATTATTAGATTTGAAAATACGCAAATTTTCCATTCATCGGTCAGATATCCATTCTCTCTAAACCCTATAGACGACCAAGTGTATCGTAATTTTCCTTCATCTATAACAGTATTAACCGGAATATTCCAACCAAAAGGATGTATATATTTCCAAGTTTCTCCATCTATCGTAATTGTATAATCACGATTGGCTGGGTCAGTTGTAGGCGAGCGAGAAAAATTCGAAGGACTTTCAACGCCTACTCTGACGATTATTACGTCATTAAATAAAAATATGTTAGATAATGTTGTCATGTATACTCTGCAAAAAAGGGGGAAACAAGTTCCCCCTCTATTTATTTTAAATTTTTAGATTATTTGAATAATTTTAATCGGTGAAAGTATTAGGTGAAAGTATTGGAACCACTGTCTACTTGATCTCTAGGAGTATAATCTGTATATTGAGGTCTAATAGGTCCGCCGCGAGTCAAAATAAATAACCTCATACCATTACCATAAGGTTTGGTAGATTGCATTCCCAAATAAGTTCTATGAGTACAATTATCAGGAGTATCAAATGCTGTCAATGGCGCGGTCGCAACTCGACCACTACGATATCCTAGATTGGCATCGCTCGTGGTGGTATTAACTGAGCCTTGGAATGGATTATGCCATGAATATTCTCTTCTGAAGTCTAAAAAATCACCATTAGAAGATTTTGCGACCTTGGCTATACCCTCATTTGCCGCTATGCCATCGGCATCAAAACCGTATTGAATTCCAGCTGTGCTGGGATATGTGCCGTCTGATTCAAGGGCGTTCATATATCCACTAGTTTGTGCAGAATCCAAATCAAACTTAGTATCTGAAGTTTTAATAATACCACCTTGAGTAGAACTATCCGCACCAGCAATACAAATTATATCTGCTTCTGCATCACTATAGATAAATCTTTGTGACGCTAATGGTGTCGGGAAGTTGAATATCACTGTTTTATCTTGAGTAATTGATAGTTGCTCAACAGGATTAATACATGCTGGACTGTCAATTTGTGGCAATACAGCAGAAACATGATAATCCCAAGGTTTTAGTACATCATTTTCTCTAACAACAAAACGATAAATGCCCTTTGAAACTTTGTGAATATCGTTCCAGATATTTGGAATATCTCTATCTTCAGGTACTTTAATTAGGTATGTAGATTTTCCGGTATCTCGTTCTTCTACATCTGAATAATTTTCGTAAGAAAGTTTTACGATCTTATTATCTTCGACCGGCAATGCAAATTTCAATTTATCATTTGCTGTGTTATAAGCATAAATTGGTTTTTCAACGCCAAAATATTCCAATGATGAACTCGTCTCGCCAAATTCTATTTCTCCATCAGAGTTTATATCATAATTTATACCTTGAATCGCAGCATCGGCTTCTAATCCATCAACAAAAACTTTTAGTCTATTTGTTTCGAATAAAGGATTTGAACCAATACCACTTCGTCCATAAAAGTTTGTATATTCACTGTTATGTCCCGCACCTTCCCATGCATATTCATATATAAGTCTGTCACCTTCAGGAAATGAACTTAATATATTAGTAATTCTAGCCGCAGGCCTTTCACTGCTCGAATCCAAAACAGTAGCGGGTTCAACACTCAGGGTTTGGGCCGCAGAACCCTCAGTGACCCATTCATTCAGAGTAACAACATCGCCAACTCTAGGTAAAACTTGTTCGCTGCCGGCGGCATTTACATTGCCAATTCTAGTTGAAAAAGATCCAGTTCCGGATGTATCTTCAGTAGTATTATCCGTATCTGATAGAGATTTATGTGCAAAATATTTTTGAGTGTTTCCGCCAATATTGTTTGCCAGGCCTGGCACAGGTACTATTTCTGTTTTCAATATAGAAATTGGACCATTTGTTTCAGTTCCGTCTTGGGGCGCGCTGGTATTTTCCGCACCGAGCTCGGTGATTGCGGCGATGGTAGATGAAAAGTCATATGTCGCTGTATCGTAATTAGCTCTGTTCTGTTTCGTTGGTTCGGTTTCACTACCGCCGGTGTGGCCTGCCGCCAGCGCGCTTTGGATTGTTGGTGTGATTATAGTGGAAGTTGTTCCATCATAAGTAAAAGTAACATAATCATAATACATAATTTTGATACTACGAGTCTTTAAAAGATTCAGAGCAGCAGAAGATTTTGGTGTAAATATCGCAACGGCAGATGAAACAGGCAATTCTAGTGGTTTATTATCTTTGTCAACCCTTGGTGGTTGTTCCGATCTGTTTATAAATTGAATATCACTTACATCCAATATTGTATCAAATCCGGATGCAGTTCTATGACGAACTCTATGTAATTTGAGTCCCAATCTCGCTGGGCCTTGCATTTGATTTCTGGCATTAACATAATTCGCCAATCCCATGTCGTCTCGGCCTGACACTGCCTCTGTACTACCCTCGGCCGGCACTGACACTCCGCCAGCAGATCTGAAAAAGGCACTTGGTTTTGAATTGCCCGGTGATGCGTCAGTATATCTGGTGGAATTTTTCATATCAACATAATAATCGCCAACAGTTACGAAATTACTACCAAAATTTCTACCATATCCCATCGGAAAAGCATATATAGCTGGTTCGGTTACGACGCCATCTGCAAGTACTTCATCAATCACTGCTGAATCATCTAAGTTAGATTTTTCTAATCCAGTATAATTGGTTGAGGTGACAGGTGGAAATTCGATAAAATCATTGACGTTTGAATATCCAGAGGTTAAATCTGTGCCCATATTAGAAGAATCTGTAAGGCGCAATCCCCCTGTTGATGGAGGAGTTACATAGCTTGTTCCTTGTCCATATGGTGTTGTTCTAGACATAACTGGAAAACCAGAAGTCAAAATACTTTGATTTAGTGGAAGTCCGGGCGTAAGTTTTCTACCATTTACATCAAAAATTTCTAAATCGCCAAGAGTTTTTGATGTTACGGTAGTCGTACCGGTCTCAGGGTCTAACTTATTAACCACTTCAGCAAAGAATCCCATATTAAAATCACTAGTTTCTTCAGGTCTTTTTGATGGTGAATATAAACAATGAACTGGGGATTTTCCATCTTCGCCTTCAATTTTTCCAGAGACATTATTTACATGTCTTTGAATTACAAACCATGCATAATCGTCGTCTTGGTCGACTGAGGCTTGATCGAACATGAAAAATCCTATACCGTGGTCAGTACAAGTAAGTCTATATGCCATTGGATAATTCGAATCTATTCCGTCATCAGTTTTCCCCTGTCTCCTAAAGAAACCGGATTTTGCTTTATTATCATCATTACTGAAATTATAATAAATTTCACTCAGTTCTCCTGGCTGTCTAAACACGGCATTTTTTATACCATCTCGACCTTGTCCACTTGTCAAATCCCCATTATCCATAATTTGTAAGGAAGTTCCAACATTAACATATAAATATTCATCTCTTGAATCATAATAAAATCTCATACGCCATTTTTGAGGTTTTCTCTGGTCTCTGACAGGTTGTGTTAAGTTTATCGTTCTTGGTATAGAAACTGAAGCTGAGCTCACATCGGCTAAAGATGAAAGAAGATCTGTCGCCTTTTCCGATTCTACAACAAACAAATCACCTATCCGACGAATACAACTCATAACATCTCTATGATTTTGTTGTCCATTATCTCTAATGAGAATATGATTTGATGCAAATTCATCTATTCTAGGATAAATTAAATTATAGGGTTGCGATTCGAATCCGCCAAGATTGGTATCGGGATATGTGCCGCTTGGATCAGCATGTTGGTCTATACAAAGTCTCCAATGATCCATAAGATAGAACTCCTGAGTTGGATCATCCCAAGTATTTACATCCTCATCATTATAAGTTCCAGATTTTAGCATAGTACAAGTCGCTACACCATCAACCACACCAGTAATATACATAGTACCACTTCCGTAGGGTTCTATAATTCTCTTCTTTATATCCTCAGATTTAAAGCCGCCAGTCAATTCTGTTAATGCTACATTGGTTTCTCTATCGCGCAGTGTTGCTGTCACTTCAGCGGTGCCGGACGTGACCATAGTGCGCGGAGCGCCCGTCAGCTGCAGAGTAGCTTTTCTTTGAGCAACAGTGCTCCATGCAGAACTGTAGTAATTTGCATATGGGTGTAAACAAAGGTCCTTAGCAAGTGTTCTTAAAAATCCATCTTCAGTCTTTGTGTCGATATTGGTGTCAATTGTATATTCCATAACAACATCAACACCGGCTTCAAAAGATTCACTTCTCCAAATTGCAGTACCATGATCTAAATCAACTTGATTTTGATCTGCGACTGTGGTGACAGTTAATACTAAATCATTTACGCCCAAAGAATCGTCTTGAATTCCACCCAGTTGGGATTGTGGGATTGTGAGTGTATCACCAACCAAAAATTTTTCGCCATAAGAACAGAAAGTAACTTTGTTAATTTTTCCTAATTGATTTACAAAAACTTGTATCATTAAATTATTTACAACACCATCAGTGCTATCGGTAGTAATTACTTTGTCGCTTCCATTATGAGAAACAAACCAGACGCCCGGCCTATGTCCTGTCAATGTTGTGGATGTAATATCTATACTTGTTATTGCTCCCACACCCGTATCTTCGGTTTCTCCATTAAGTCTTGTTACAACAAACTGTCCTAACAATGGAGTTTCATCAATTTCCATTGTCAATGCTGGATAACCATTACCAGTATCCCCAGCGAGAGTGTAATTCTGTCCACCATCATGTATTGTAAATGATGTTATAGAACCGTTACCATCAGCCTTACAAGTAATGTTAGCTGGTTGGGGGGTCTTGTTTGCTGCTTCTCCGCCTCTGATACATACTCCATAATCAGCTCCAGGCGTATATCCTTGACCACCATTGGAAATAGCAAACTGTTGAATTACTCCTTCGCCCAATGGAGATGTAGAATCAGTTAAAACAACAGTTCCTAAAGTAGCTTTGTTAGAACCAGTTGCAAATTTATAAGTTAGAGGTTTTTTGACAGAACTAATGACTCCATTTTGAACTTCTCTTTTTTCTGATCTTATTTCGTATGCCGGAACTCTGTCAAGTTGTTCTTGTGCGCCTCTGCCAAGGCCTTGTGCCGCTCGATCAAACTTAGCGAAAGTTTGATTAAATTCGTTCATGAACTGAAATCTCTGCCGTTGTCTTGTTTGGGGGATTGATATCATCTCATTCCTTTGAATGGAATATCCCCCCGACAGAAATGGAGTTTTCAGTGAGGTTGATGTTGGCATTTATTGATCTCCTTAAATGTTTTACTTATATTTATACATAGTATTTTTCCGACTAATAAACCTTAGGCTACAGGTGCGGAGCCATTTTCTACATCACTATATGAAATACTAGATCCGGTAACTTGTAAGAATATTCTCATACCATTTCCGTTCGGCAATGTTGAAGGCATGCCCTCATACCTTCTTTTATTTTTTCTCCAAATCTGGTAAGATCCATCCGGCGCCAAATGCCCACCATAAGCACCAGCGTTTGTAGTGTTTATCTTATGTAAATCTTCATTGATTTCGTTGGTGTCCGATACGGCGTTGATAGCTACTTGAACTGGATCTGTATAACCACTGCCAGCTGGTGTTATCTTGCCATCAGAGTCATTGTATTTATCAATTTCTACATACCCAGCTTGAGTTGAAAAATCAGCAGAAGAAACACAAATCAGATCCAGTTCACTTTCTGGATAGTAAAATCTCTGACTTGTCAATTGTGTTGGGAAAGAAAATACGAAATTTCTTCCTTGAGTAATCGAAAGTTGTTCTTGCGGATTTATAATAGCATGTGAATCTACTTCATGCATTGTTGCAGAAACATGGTAATCCCACGGTTTAAACACATCTTTTTCTCTTACAATAAATCTATTAATAGACTTAACATCATTCATATTTGTTTCGGGGAAATTTCTATCTTCGGGAGTAGAAATAATATATGTTCCTTGACTTGGATTTGATGTTTGGTAGTTGATCATAGAAATTGAGAATGACGATCCTGATCTTGGAGAATTCTTAAAATAAAGAGATTTATTCCAAAAATCATACATATATTCGTTTCTACCAGTTGTATTTGTCCATATTACATCGCCCGGCAATTTAGAACTCAATTTTGAATCGTTGGCAGAAGCAACCAATTTACTAGAATCAATAACCCAATGTGGATAATCCACACCCTGTACCCAATCGGTGTCAGCATCGTCCGTGGGTGTAGTTGAGCTACCACTCGCAAACCCTGAGCCAGTAGTATCCGGCGCGATGATGTTTCCAGAGTTATCCACATGTGAATATATACCTGTTGTTGTAGTATTCCATTCTGAAAAGAATCTTTTTCCAGTAGTAAAATTCTGTGTAGTATACGAAATAATATTGTTACTTGTAGCGTTTGGATCCATTCCTGGCTGTAACGCATTGAAATTTGGCACAGTACTCGCATCTATATTAGGAAGTTTAAAATTTGGTCCAAGATTGGTCACACCAGCAGCCTCTAAAGATTCCATAAATCTAGGAACAGTAGTCGGATCTCCTCTTCTTACCCATTCATCGTAAGTTAGGATATATGCTTTTGAATCTCTTATAACTTCAACTTCATCTAAAGTTACAACCATAGATTCAAATACTTTATCGACATTTTCTGGTTGTGCTGTATATAAAATGTCCATTAAAGCAGAATCACCTTCTGCATAATTAGTCAAATTGATATTTTCTACAGAACTAGGTACACCAGTACCATCTTGAGAAGCATTTTTAAATGTTGACATTCTTTCAATAATTTGGGTTGGCCAAATTATATTTTGGGAGAGTTGTGAAGATGTGTCATTTCCGATTGCCCAATTTGCGGCGGCCGGTGTCGCATCTATGAGATTATCACCAGTAGTTGTGATACCACGAATCAATGCCTCAGCAGTAACAACACCCGATGTAACTTGTTTTTCAACTTGTTCAACAGCACCTGGCGCTGGTGACGCATTCAATGCTATAGATGTGTCTCTTCTTCTAGGCAAAGAATTAAATCCTGTAATAGCCAAATCTGTAATCTCGCTGGATGGTCCAGAGATATTCACATATGGCATAGTTTTTAACTTTAAAGTTGTTTTTTTGTATTCAGCCGTTCTTGTGAGCGCCTCGGCAGTTGAAGCAAATGGTTGGAAAGTACCATCTGTAACATCACCAGAATTTGACATACCAATTTCAAGGTTTATAGTAGTAGAACCATCTGTCGCAGTATCAGCGTCAATTAATTTCAATAGAGTACCATCTGCGTTAGTAGTAACATCGGTGAGACTGTCACCTCGAATTTCATCGCCAGTAATATTATTTACCGATGAAATTGTAATTTTTCCAGTGGATGGGAACCATTCTTTTATTCTACCCCCCCATATAATAGGATTTGTGTCGTCAACATCTCCAGCCTTGTTTCTACATGCCAAAAAATGTCCTTTTTGAATTTTTGGTGGATTTATGGCGTCATCAATTTTAACAAAGAAAGAATATGTTTTTTCATACCACAAATCAGTATTGATTGCAGACATATTTCCCGACAATCCTCTAAATAAATCTACCTTTACATCAGAAATTTCTAAAGTGGTTGCAGCAACCGATCCTTGAGCAGTACCAGATGCATATCCATATCCATTAAAATCAATTGCATTTACCCTACCATTAAAAAACGCAGCATCTTTACTGATATATACTGTCGGTGCTTCAGTTTTATATACACCAGCAAGAGAACTATAAATGGTTGGTGGTTTGCTCATATCGTTTATGTCAGAAGATGAATAATATGGAGTCAGTGTACTCACATCTGTCGGTCTTTTTGATGGCGAATATACACAATGTACTGGTGATTTATCTGCAAATTCCGGTTGTCCAGTTGATTGATTTACATGTCTTTGAATTACAAACCATGCATAATCGTCGTCTTGGTCAACAGAGGCTTGATCAAACAAGAACAATCCCATGCCGTGATCAGTACAAGTCATTTTAAAAGACATGGGATAACTGCGAGCCATTTCTTTTTCGATTTGTGATTTTCTAAAAAATTGAGACTTCGCTCGTGAAATTGACACACTAGTACCACGGCCAATAGCAGGAGTTTGATATACATCGCACAGTTCGCCCGGCTCTCTGAATATTGGAGATTTTATTCCATCTCGATTTTGCATTGTTGATACAGTACAATCATCTAAAATTTGCAAATCTGTACCAACATTGACTTTTAGAGATAGTGATGTCTCATCCCAAACAAATCTTATACGCCATTTCTGTGGTTTTCTATTACTTACAGGGCTGTTACTATTAACAAAACTCAAATTACTATCAGACAGGAGATCGACACCTCTTTCTGATTCGACTACAAATCTATCTGTAATTTCTCTTAATTTAGATTTTATATCACTATCGGAAGACGTCAACCCCGAAGTAAGCGGCCGCGGATATATCAATTGAAATGGTCTTGAATATTCATCAGAAGATTTCATTTCCAGATACATAACATCAGAATCATTAATTTTAGCAGTATTCTTGTGTCTTCCCGACAAGGCCTCGGCGGTTGCGATCGCAGACAATGATAATGGACCAGTTGATCCTTCTTGAGCTGTTACTATAGTCGCCTCAGTAGCTGCGCTAGCCGTATGCCATCCAAAAAATGCATTTTTTGGATCAAGTGGTGACACTTTGGTGGGCGACCTAAACGCCCTACTAAATATCCAATACTTTTGTGTATTTGCATCTAGGATATTACTATCGTAGGCCTGATCGTCATGTGGGAAAGATACCTCATTAACCGCCAAAGTCGATGTGACTTGATCTGGACCTAGTCCTTGTCTACCAACTAATGCTCCATAAGGAACATCGATAGATTTGCCCCAGACATATGCAATAGAGACTTCGACAGCTCCAAGATTTCTAATCCAAGGCATGCCAGTAGTTCTTTTTAATTTAAAAGTCGATCTTCTTGATGAAACATCGCTGGTAACTATCCAATCATCTCTATTAATCAGTTTTCCGTCAATAGAAACTCTAAATTCGCCACTACCAAGATCGCTCTCAATTAATGGGAAGTCTGTCATAAGTGGAATAGTTTGCGCTGTAATCTCTGCCGCCGTCGAAGCAGCTTGTAATTTGGCCAAGCTATATGTTTCAGCTATTGTGGGCACTGTGTCCGTCGCGAAAAGATCCGCATTGGTTGTCGCGCCGCTTGTGTTGGCGCTCATATTAATAGTTGCAGTTTCTTTGTGTTCTCTTACGACCTTCCACAAATTCTGAACAGTTCTTTGTGTCGCCTCTTTAATGTCATCATCCAATAAATCTTTGTATTTTATAGAGAGGTTGTTTTTAAAAACTTTTAGATCCTCTGCAGCTGTACCTGTCAAGACAGCACCAGCTGGGCCCAATGCAGCGAAATTATTTGATCCTGCGAGACCAGCAGAAGGAATGTTAGATACATATTCCTTGCCCACGTCGCCGCGCTGGTTGCCAGCCTCGGCGGCATTATCATCCACGAATTCTGTGTAATTTCCAAAGTGGGCTTGAAATATTTCTGGTGAATCGAAAGGGTGAATACACATATCATGTGCAAGTTGATATAATAAACCACCAGAACCAGTAAATTTACTTGTATGTTCTGTATATGAAATCTCAACTATTTCGCCCGGCATTGGTTGAGCTGATTCATGGAATACAATAGCTCCAAATTCTCCATATTGAGAATCGTACATAACAGTTCCTAGTCCTGCTGCAAGAGACCCTTCTGTATATGCATTTGCGTTCCATGCCACTTTTTCTGTTGGGTAAACTCCGGTTGGGCCAACGCCAGTCGAGGTGGTATTATTCCCATTCACCGCTAAAGCAGCTGCCCCTCGTTCTAGATGAGTTCTAACTTCACCCATTCGAATATCCCAATCCCAATTCTTGTCTTCATAATCTGGCAATGATCTCAAAAGATAGATTTTATCTCCCGAAATTGCATCGTGACTTTCGTATTGTTGCCTATGTGGCACTTGTATAACGTCATTTCTCTGAATACTAAATCCGCTTGCAATAGACATTAAGGTCTCCTATCTAATTTTCTTATTATTTATAAAAAATATTTTGTTGTTTCTCTTTTTAATTATACTTCTATTCCAATTGGATCGTTAATATCCAATACTACATCACTATTATGAATATTCTGTCCGTTTACTAAAGCCATAATTCGCATACCGTTACCAAAAGCTGCCGTGGAACGCATGCCCTGATATCTGCGTTTATCTATGCTTGTACCATCATACTTATAAGTTGTCATTGGAATATTACTTGACTCCGCAACTACTTCAGCAGATGAAAAACAAATCAAATCCATTTCTTCTTTTGGATACATAAATCTTTGAGTCGTCAATCCGGTCGGAAATGTTATAACAAATCTGTTTTCGTCTGTGATAGATAATTGTTCAAGTGGATTAATGACTGCGTTGCTGTCAACTTGATGTCGTGTGGCAAATTTATGAACATCTGTGGGTTTTAAAATATCAAATTCTCTTGCAACAAATCTCCAAATATTTTTTGCAGTATATTCATCTGCAAGATAATCTTCTCTATCATATGGACTTAATATATAAAATGTTTTGCTGTTGTCTAAATTTGATAAGTTGTATGTGTTGCCTGATTCGTCATAAACTGTATCTACCGTATTTTCTGCATTTTGCAAATTGGCCGCGGCCTGAGAAAAATAAACACCAGCATCCCTAGAATATACAGAATCTCTTGAACATGAATACATCGTATGTAATGGAAACTTTGAACCTTCATCTGTTCTTGTTATACCGGTCTCATTATTTACAGTTCTTTGAACTGCAAGCCATGCGTAATCATCTGCCTGATCGGATGCAGCATCATCGTGAATATATAAAAATATTCCTCTTTCTGTCATAGTAAGTCTATATGAAAATGGATATGACCCTTGTAAAACTGGTTCTGTTTTAGGAAATCTTTTAAACCAACCAGAACCCTTTTTCTTATTTCTAAATCGAAGAGATCGGTTGTTTATATATTTTTTAAATCCCGTTACAGAACTTGGAGCCGTATCAGAACCCCATGTAGCAGACCCATGCGAAGTAGTAGGTACATACAGCGTCAGCAATGGAAATTCTGTAACAGTTTTTGCAACAGATGTTCCAACACCAGAAGATACTGTCCCGCCACCAGTGTATTGTTGAGCAGTACTCCAAAGAGTGCCATCTAATGGAATTGTACAATTTGAGTTCATGTATACTCTAAATTGAGTTACACTGCCAACAATAAGTTTTATATAATATGTGTTTCCGTTTAATGGGTTTATCGTCGGAGAGATAGAACTAAAATGTACTGGTTGGCCGTCAGTATATCCATGTGCCGCAGAGGTGGTCACAATCACAGGACTCGTATTAGAGACAGCAGAAATCGGGGTGGTAGACGCAGTGTTAGCAATCGCTCCATCGTATTGATTTGCTGCGTATTGATCTAAAAACACAGGAAAATAATACTTTGGTTGTGGATTGTCTTCTGTTATAGTCCCTTGTACATAATATGGACCTGTGTTGGAAGGGTCTGAAAGAACAGTGACATCTTCAAATGTCAAATCTACACACTCTCCTGGCATCCTCAAAATAGATGTATCTACTGTAGAACCATTTTCCAGTGTTATTAATCCATTGGTTTCTGTTTGTGGACTAGAAATATCACCAGATGCCAATAATTGATTTGAACAACCCACATTAACCTTAAACCATCCATACATAGGATTTGGAATACCAATTTGATCCTCCCAACCAGAACTCCCACTAAAACCAGATGCTGGGAGAATAAAATTATCAGGTCTGTATACTGTGTCGGGATAGTAAGAATTTGGTTTGAACGCTTGTTCGTTTATTTGGTTGCCAGCAGAATAATGATAAAGTCCTAAAGAATCCATTCTCATATTTAATTGATATAATTCTTGAGCAAATTCTCTGTCACCCAATCCGGTCCCATGATTAAAATAAAGTCTCGGTCTCAAATCTAACTCAAAACGTATCCTATAATTTTGATCCAATCCCCTAGAAACTGTACCATTATTGGGCAAAATATCATTTGTGGATTGAAATAACATAACATGTTGAGAGGGCGCAGAGGGTGTTGACTGGCTATAGTTAGCAGACCCAGAATATGTTCCCGAAAAATCTCCTATTCTGTTGAGTGATATTTCTTCAAAGAATTGTTTTGTTATGGGTACATTAGATGAATCTATTAATTCATTTCCGACATCTGGAGCTCCGTTAAACATACCCCAAGTATTTTTCATATCTAACGCTAAGGCCATCATCATTCCACCCGACACGACTTCATTAGAGTCGATAGAAGCGGTTCCATCAATTTTAGTAAATCCAGTTCTGAGTCTACTCATTCCATAATTTGAGAATGTAGCGAGATTTGTTATTTGCCGTTGAGCCATTTGCATCAATTCCTAATATTTTAGTTCATACCTATTTATAACGGTTTTGTCCGTCTAAATAGTTTTGATAATCCCTTAGATACACACACATATGTACCAACAATCATAGATATAGGATATATCACTATATCTGCAAGAGTAGAACCAAATGATCTTTTTCCATATATTTTATGTTTATAATAATCTACAACTCTTCTGGACGACCAATCAGATTTTGAAATAAGAGTATCAGCGATTACTTTGCCCCAGATATCATATCCTTCTTGCCAGATTATAGGTTGTTTTCTGTGCCAGGCCCGAAGTTTTTTAACTTCTGTGAAAGTCATTATACCACGATTCTCAGCCGCAGTACAACAGTGTGATGGCTTGATGTTCACATCCCACCATTTATCTTTTTTCTTCACCCATGTATGTGCTACGGTTGTTCCAGTACCATTTTGTGCATTACCTCTATAACCACAACTAAAATGAGTAGTATTTGTAGCTCCGCCAGAGTCGGAAAAAATACTTCTAGCAAGAGATTCCCAACCATCTTTAATCCAATAGACTTGTTTACTATCTATACCATCTTCGGAAGTTTCCCAAGCTACTGTTTTATTTTCAAATAAATCTGGAAAATTACTAGAATTTAAAGTTTTGGGTGAACCAAACGTTCCACCGCCGATTGTCCAATTACTATTATATTCGGTCAATACCATGCCATTACCGTTCAGATTATTAATTCGATGTGCAAGATGATGAGTTTGTACACCGGAAGATGCCGAGTTGGTTTTATCAATTCGAACTGGGGAAAAAGTATTTGAGCTCAAGTAAAACCCACCCATACCAGTATATTTAATTGCCATGTCAGCATTTGCAAAAGAGTTCATTCCACCACTTTCATCTAATTGCATTTGATTTCTACTTCTTACAAAAGATGCAAGCCTATTAGATGAAGATTTACTTCTACCTGTTCCATCCAAATTTTGTGGTTTTAATACATATCTTTCTCTTGATGCCATTGTGAATTCTATTACACTTTTACTTTTGCTTAAAGTAAAAGTATCTGGCCCGCCGCCGCGCGATTGTGATACAGCAGTAGATGGCACTTTTGTAAATGTCGCTGTGTTATTATACGATCCTCTATGTGTCAATTCAAACTTAACAGGACATGTTGGAATGAACCAATTATCTACTTCTTCATAGTCGGTCTCCCCCCTAGGCATATAAACGCCGGTTACTTGTTCTACATCCAAAGATGCATCGGGATTTTCATATAATTTTTCTAAAATAGGACTATTCAAAAATATTTTTTTCGTCAATGCTTTTACTTTTACTGATTTTTTTCCTATGTGACAGAAGGTTGTTTTCATAGGTACATCGCCATTTTTTCCAATTCTTGCACTAAATCTTAATCGGTACATTTTTGGATTGTTTACATCATTCGATCCCATTACGTCAATAGTTCTGGCAGAAGTCATTGCTCCTTGAAATGTTGTCTCTCCGCGAACGGAATAACTTCGTGCATAAGAAGATGATAAAATATTACCTAATTCATCTTCCAGTATCCAGCCAGGATGACTCAATTTGGAATGAGAATGTCCATAAGACCCAATTATTTGCACAACTCCATTTCCACCATAACCAGATTCAGAAATTCGAGTATTGGACATGCCGTCATAATCATCAGAAGCAGTTTCGGGATCAAAATCTTGATAATAATTAATAGAACTTTTTCCTCCAGCGCCAACATTGATATTTACAATATCGCCCCCATTTACTTCAAAATCCCCAAAATATCCTGTCACCCCACTCTGTCCTGCTTGGGTTCCTGTATAACCAGTTTCATCCGATCCACGACCCCCATGTTGCCCTGCAGCACCACCAACACCAAATGAGCTATCCGGCACTTGTGTTATATCTATTTGCCGTTCTCCAGCATATGTATATTCAATTCCTGGCGTGCCGCCAGTGCCGAACAGAGAATCTTCACCAAGGCCGCTTTCGCGATTCGTAGCATGTCCACGAAGTTCTTTAGGACGTCCAATTTTGTGCAAAATGTTGATGGGAAAATTATTTCGTCCAAAAGAAATACTACCATTATCAGGAACCATTGTATCAGATATTATATATTCTGTCGGCGTATCAGCTGATTTGTTTTCATATGAAGTTGCAAAACCACCAGTTACAATAGGATTTTCTGTTGTTGATAATGTCTGATCGTATTCATTACCAGACTTGATAACCCCACCATCTTTAGAAACATCTCCCCCGCCGGCGCCGCCGGACAGATTTATAGATGCAGTTTCTAACCAAACGGTAGAATTTCCACCATCATAACCATTTTCTACAATACCTTTTGTTTTTTTATTTTTCAATTGATCGCCAGACACAATAGTTTTCTGGACACTACCAGAACCACCACCAGAAACTACCATAATCTTGAGTCTTTTGAATTTTTTAGGTACTATCATTTGCCAGTGACCAGAGGTAAAACTAGTTGTAGGCAATCCCAAATTTTTTGCAACAGTAGAAGTATTTTCTAAAATTCTTTCATATCTCAAATCTTCGCCCAGCTCGCTTCCAATATCAAATTTCAATGGAGGGATAGATATTGTTGCTTGTTCATTAAAAACTGGTATTGTCATTGAAGCTTCAGTATCATCGCGTCCTACATATTCATTAGTTGAATCTTTCACTCCATCCCAATTCTCAACACCCTTTCCAAAAAGATGAAATGAGTCTGTACAAAGTTCTGGAATTGGCCAATAATATTCAGATTGCAATCCAGATCCATGAAAATCTGACCATTTTATTTCTCTAGGAATACCAGCAGATCTATATAATGGGATATTTCTATTACTGACAAAATCTTTTACATTTCCATTTGGATGAGCCCTATAATATTCACTTATTGCATGAGATGCAGTGTTTTTTTCTGGACTAAAATTTACAACAATTTCAGATAATGATATTTTTCCTGATTTTGGTATCGCCATGTTTTGTACTCTTTTTGTTTATTTATGCAACAGAACCGATATATGCTACAATATCTCCGGTGCAAGTAATCCGCCTTGAAGTCCCTGCAGCCCCTTGCACTTTTAAATCGCCATCGTTTATGTCTAGTCCATTATTCATACTATCACCATCGACCTTATTTCGTCTCACAAAACCGCCATTATTATTATAATCATCTGCAATGGGTTTCAAGAGACCATAAACAATATTTATTGCATCTATGATAGTAGTTCCATTTAAACCATCACTTAAATTTGAGACAGTTCCAACATCTTCTATTTTAGTTCTCTTCTCTATATCAGCACGTAATGCGTCGAGTTTTATTTCAATTTCGCCATCTAGTCTGTCATCCAATGTTCTAATTTCATTATCCAATAACCTAACATTAGTCACAATATTTGCAGAAGTTGCATAATCATTCTCTGCATCCGGAACCATAGTACCCTGCACACTATCAACACCCAAAGATGCAATAATATTTTGTATTTTAATTAAATTTAATTCTACAGCAGTTGTGTTTGCAAGTTGGGCGTCTGTATTAGTTTTAATTCTCTGATCGAGAATTACCATATTCTTTTTGATATTTGCACTGCCATCCGATTCTACTGTCAAATAGTTTACCGTACTATCAGACCAATCAAATTTAGCCGTAGAGTCACTGCCTATAGTGGCTATCAGAGTGTCTAATAAATCTGCCTTAGTCTTGGTGGCTGCATCCAATAAGGACACCGCACCCTGCAAATTGTTAGCAGTACTAAGATAATTACTACCAACCATAATATTAAATGTTCCATTAGAAAGTATACCCAAAGATGTTTGGGTTAAATCCAATTCAGATTGAATTGCAGAATCTGCTGCTTTTCTATCAATAACTTCTTTGTCTATTTGTGAGTCAGTATTTATTTTTTGCCAATCATAATTATTATTGATAGCAGAAACTAAATCTACAGCACTAATGTCTGAATTAAGAAGTGACAAATTGCCAATATTTTGCGTGTTTTGATCTGCATGGGCATCGACTTCGTTGATTGCATTCACAATAGAAACTTTACTATCGGTGTTTAGAAGTCCCAGATCACCAATGTTTTGTCTTCCGGCCTCTGTGTGGAGGATCATAGAATTGGTTTTTTTGCGCCATTCTTCGAATGTATCTGTAGTTAAAACAGATACCAGTGTTGGATATTCTACGGCCATTTTATTTTTTCTCCAATATCTTTATTAAAAGTTCTTTTATTTCTGACATCTCATTTTGCAAATCTCGGATATCTTCTTTTGTTTGTTTTTGTGCATTAATTTTTGTCATATACTGTTTATATGATTTTATATCGGTATTAATAATTGCATTTGTGGAACTATCTCTCACATAATCTTCGTGATCTTGTACTTTTATTTTTTCTTTTTTCATCTTTAACTCGCCAATGCAATTATTCTTAGGTCTTTTACTTTTGGTACAATAGATGAATTTTCAGTTGACATAACAATTTTTACCGAAACAGAAGTAAATTCTGGTAAATTTTGCACATCAAATTCAAACTCTTTGAAATCATCTTCGTTTATAGAGTTGACACTATAGATATCTGGTCTTTCCATTAATACCCAAGGCCGGTCAACGAAAACTTGTTCTTCTGAAGTTTTGATTCTATAGTAAAAATCAATATCACATGGCGACTGTTTATTTACAGACGCAACGGTCTTCAGAGATGTGGATGACTGTTCTAGTGTGACTTCCTTTGTTATATATTTAGTTGCAATTGAACCGTTAGTTGGTTCTGTTTCTGCAATAAATCCAGTATTGACATATCCTCTCTGTCCAACAGTTGCGTTTGAAGGACTGTTCGTTTTATTTGATATAAGAATTGCACTCATTCTTTGTGTATCAACAACAGGAGAAATATTATCAAATTGGCTTATCAGATTCAATTTTATTGCCAGAGATTTTTTGTCTAATGCAGTACCGGATCTGTTGAAAAGTCTTTCATTTGTATTTGTTGCCATCATCATCGGAGAAGAAAATTCTATATTTTGATTGGGTACAAAATACTGATAATTTGCATCCTTGATTCCTGGCACTTTGTTGGAATCTTGTGATGTTCCAGACAATCCTCTAAATTGTGCAGTAATATCAGTATTTGGCAATTCTATTGTTTGAATAGTCGGTTTCATCAAATCATATTTAAAATTACTTTTAAATCTAGGTAAAAATCCGGTATTACTTTTTGGAGTGTATGTATTAGTTGCTGTTGGCAATTCAGCTGCAGAATATGCAATACTTTGAGAAGACGATCCCTGTTTATAAAAACTATTTCTCATATCAATAGTGAATGTATTATAAGTCGTTTCGGTAACTAAGTGGTCGCCGTTAAAAGATTCTGATGGAAATACATCATATGTTCCATGAAAATCTGATAAAGTAACATAGTTATATCCTTGTCCGGACCACCGGTCTGTCGAAACAAATCCTGAAGTGTCATTAATATTAAATGTAATTTTTGATGAATTTTCAGTTATTTTCATACTCTGTGGACCAAATTCTTTTGACCATAGATCGTTATTATTATCATCATATTCTGTGTTTTCTAGTATTACCTCGCCGCGAGCAGATGTATCAAATACTGCTCTATGTACTCTAAATTTCAAATCTTCCATTTGATCAGCTGTCCAAGTAGACGCATTTTGAGATTTAAAGAACACACCCGCATGTGGTTGAGCAGAAATTGTTCCACTACCATCGACGGCTTCTTGTCCCATCCTAGAAATATGACATCTATAACCCTGAGTGTCTGCTAAGATAACAATACAATATTCCGTTTGATCTTGTACATAAATTGGAGAAGGGAATACAAACTGAGTCGGTGTTGTACCTAATTCAGAAATATTTACATCTTTTGGATATAAGACTTTTTCGCCCAAAATCTTAGGGCCAGGATATCCGTTTACAGTGTGTCTAATTTGACATGTGACGGGTTTAAAATCGTCTTTAGTGGAAAAGAATAGGTCTACAGCACTAATAAACATACCACCATCCATATCAACCATAATTGTCTGTGCAAGTGGATCATACCAGCCACCACTCTGAAAAACTTGATTTATCGGCGGAAGCCGTTTACTAATAGGTTCTTCGTCACTAACATCGGTGACTGTAAATTCCGGAACTCTTGTCAAGACAATTTGATCAGCAACAGTTTCTATAATACCAGTTGCAGCATATGTTGTTTGCCCTTCTGTGCCTGCATCAGATGCATTGTTTACTTGGTCTGACATTCTAAAAATTCTTTCGCCAGTTTTAAATCTTATATTTGCACTATTGGGTAATGAAAATATTCCAGAAATAAATCCAGCTTCATCCGTTTTGAGATCTGAATTTGCCGCTATTACATTATCCCCGGCAGGCAATGTTCCTACACGTTTTTCAGAAAGACCAGTTGGACTATCTGGATCCGGCCACCTAACAGTCATTTGCTCTCCAGTAGTATATGAACCATCGCGACTACCAAATTGTGCAAATACATTATCCGGTCCCACATGTAGTGTAATAGTGGTTGAATCGATCCAATCAACATCATATATATTGACTTTATGTTCGCTGGTATCTCCTACCAAACCAACATTTCCTCTATTGTCTACTATCACATCTCTATTGTTTTTAAACCACTCGGCAATAACCTCATTTGTATCCGTAAATGTGAATTTTCTGGTGCTTTCACAAAACTCTGAAACTGCTACACCATCAAAAAATGCATACAATTTGGTATTTGGTTTCATTTTTTCAGCAGAGAAATAAACATTTCTTGAACGAATATAAGGAATCACTTCAGTTTTCAGAGTTTTGGTCCCGTAACTTTCTCTTTTATCTAAAGGCGCCACGGTTGTCTGTTGTCCTGTGCGAGTTTTTGTGCCCACTCTTTTTTGTTGTGTTGTTCTTGTCGAAGTTCTAGGCACGCCCCAGTTGGTCAATCCCCGCGAGATTTTAAAAGCTTTATTTTGGGCCCATGAGTTTTTTGTAACAGTAGTTCTACCTTCCACTACACCGGTCCAGTTATTTTCCCATTCGCCCCATTCCGTACCCATGACTCCATCGGCAGGAAGTAAATGTTCAAATACCTCATATTCATCTCTTTTATCTGTTACAATATCTGGAGCCTGATTGGTTTCTTTCCAATCATCAGTCGAAGGGAAAAGTTGCAAACTTCCTCTAAATGAGAAAATAGCAAATGGATTTACGTTGATAGTTTTAGATGATTTTTCTTGTGCCATAACCTGTTCACTAGTATATGGCAAGTAAATTTTCTGTTCTTTAAGAGCATACCCACTAGATTCTAATGTGTTGATAGCAAGATTAACATTTTTTGATGTATGGAATGGTCTCAGTTCTCCCCTATTGCTGTCAATAGCAACTCTATAATCTGGATCTGCTGTTGCACCAACACTATGATTTTGAAACTGATCTACAATGAACCCATTTTTAAATCTATCATTTCCATCGGCATCTGTAACTTTCATATCCATTGTATCTTTTTCTAAAAGATTGAGAGATGTATAATATTCCAAATTGGAAATTCTTTTTTCCAATTTTCCAATATCCTTCATGGTATATCTTCTATTATCCATCATCGAAATTGATATAGATTCTGGACCCTCAGTATATGGTAATGTCGTTAATTCATATAAAACCATTCCATTTACAGGATCATCGGGCATTTGAGGAGATATAGAAGAACTGCCATATTTTATTAAAAATTTACCTTTTTCTGTTGCATAAAGTTTATCTTTACGACCCAAATATCCCCGTAAATCGGCGCTGATAGCACTACCCGTTCTGGGGTAATCTCCAGATGGACTATTTACAACACCTAGTACATTTGGCCATCCACCGCCAACTAATCCGCCCGTCCCATCGAGTTGAGACCATTCTAATGCAGGTCTGAAATCAAAAACATCAGACAATCTGATATTATCAAAATTTCCAATAAGTTCATAATCTGGATAAGAATCTACCGAAGCATAGTCTCCTACACCATGTGACCAATACGAATACACTATAATAGGCCTACCTTTACAAGATTCTCCCGCGCCTTTAATTTTTACTTTACCAAGGCCTAAAACATTAAATTTTGATCCATCATCTAAAATATATCGATCTGTAATATCATTAATTTTAACAGGTACATCAGATGGATTTGGAATTGCAGTTACACCAGAAACAAATAGATTTAATATTTCATCAGAAAATGGATTTTCTATACCAGAAATTGTAAGGGAATTTTTCACGTCATCATAAGTCAACCCACCGACAGCTGTCAAAGTTACATTGAAAGGGCTTGAACCAGTTTGTTCATAAAAATTATAAGCTTTCAATGCAAATTCAAAATCTTCCTCTGACATCTGGTGAATGTTTTTCTTATCAGATGAATCTATAGCAACTCTATACGCATAATTATTTACATTACATGTATCATATATTTTTTTAAGGCTAACGATATCAGAATGATGTAATTGAAATTCGTTTATAGATAATGATAAATCTGTACTTACACCCAATCCAGTGAGAGTAGATAAAAGTTGTCCAGATGAAGAAGATCTTTGAGAAGCAATATCAATATCATATGTATTAGTGTTATTTGTATCATTGTTCGTTGTGTTCGAATCCCAATTTTGTCCAGATATAGTACCGCCGGTCAAACTTGTCAATGTATATGGCATATATATTTGTGTGTTTTCAGTCTTTATTTTTTCTTTCGATTGTGTTTTTCTCACAGGAACCAGTACATTTAAGTTCGACATACTAGATAATGTAGTTATAAAAGTAACCGATTTTAGATCGGATGAGAATGAAAAGTTGCTTTGAGTTCCTACTTCGCCTGCGAATAAACTAGTTCCATTTGGAGGCGTCCATACATTATATAATGTTGTAGTTTGTTCAAAATATTCGTCGGCGGCAGCTAGAGTAAGAGTTACCGATCCTAAATTACTGGATGAAGTCACAAATTCTTTCATTACAGAATATTGTGTATCAACAGTAGAAGTACCACTAATGTCATCTATACTTCGTATTGTCTTGAGCCAATTATTTCCAGTTTCAATTATACTTCCGCCAAGGGAATTTGATATAACCGATTTACTAAAGAGTCTAGCTGTAGTTGTAGTATTGGAAATAGTTCCGTCTGTCGAATTTCCAGTATTAGCGAAATTGCCACCAGAACTAACTCCGATTGCCTCAAAAATTACCTCATTAAGAGCAAAACGATTTCTCGGTAAAATATTAGTGTCTCCGACCGAACCATTTGATCCGCCCGCATTTCCAGAATTTAATTCTTTTACCAATAAAGAACCATTAAAAGAGTTGTAATCATAAACAATGCCACGAATAGCATCATTATTTTTTTGGTAAATCAAAGATTTTCTGGAAAAATTTCCTTCTTGTTGCATCATAGACATCTTTGTTAAAATATTTGAACCAAAGTCATATACTTTTGTTGCGCCATGTGTCTCTTGAGATGTAACAGACCTAGCATCTAATATATTATATTCTGCGTTAGTTCTGGGGTTAGTTTCAAAATTTATGTCATATAGATATAATTTATAGATCGCCGTTTCTTGTGTGGTAACAGGAGGTCTAAAATCCCCCGTTGTGTGATTATATGATCTGGCACCACTACTAGAATCTTCGTAATAAGAAATTGCTTTAACCTTTGCAGTACCGACAATATCAATACCATATACGTTTGATGTCAATGTCTCCGCCCCACCATCAAACATAACTGGTGGGATTTCTCCGGCAACACCATCGACTGTCATTCCCGCTATATTGAGAGAGGTTGTATTAGAATCTGCCGGCACGCTAACCCATTTTTCGGACGCAGATTTACCTATGTGACAATTTACCAAATTGACCGCACTATTTATTTTTGGCAATCCCTTCATATCAGACACAAAGATATATGGGCCCAAATCTACTGGAATAAACTCATTGTTTTCTTTATAAATTTCTCTTGCTTTATCGTATATAAGATATTTACCCTCTTTGCTTAAGGCCTTGGGTTCTACTTCATATCCTTTTATATATGCCTTACCAGATTCGATACCAATTGCAATTTTATTTCTAACTGCATTAATCAAATTCTGATGCGTAACGCCAGGATAGTATTTTGTCTGAGTTGTATCTAGCACCTGATCGGGATAATTATTAATATCTTGCTGTGTAATCTGATGCGATTGACCGACTCCATCGATAGTCATTCCATATTCTTCTGGCATTTTAGTTTCTGCCCAGAATCTAGCCTCAACATCAGTATTAAATACAAAGTCCGACATATCAAAAACGCCATCATTAAAATTCTCTTTATAATATTCTCTAATATCTAATTTGAAAGGTCGTACAGTATAATCGCCGGATTCATCATAAGTTCTTCTGGCCAAAGTTTTCATAAGAATTTCATAATCATCTCTCGCCGCTTCTTTAGCAACAGTACCATTTTTAACAGTTATCAACTCAACAAAATCGGATGTATCTACTACATCAATATCCTTTTTTACTAAAGTCAATACAACTTTCAGTCTATCAGCTCCAGGCGCATTATAATTTACACTACCCAAAGATGTATCAAGCAAAGAACTATCATCATTAGAAGTAATAACAGATTGTGAAATATCCAGACCAATTTTTGCAGTTGGTTCCGAAGTGTATTTACTCAATACAATACTTTGTGCTTGGACTTTTACCAATTGTCCGCTGATATAATAAACGCCCTCCTCAATAAAGGCAATCGTACCTTGACCAATGGGTCTAGAGACAACAGAATTTGACATGACTTCGCAAGTTAAAGTAGAACCATCTGTTCCAGTTGTTACAAGAGTTTCGCCTTCAACAAATGTAGAAGTAGCCCCTTCATCAATAGTTACGGTCTCTCCATTGACAGTAAATGTCGTGGTGCCCGGCACCGAATTTTGAATAGAAACCAATCCGCTTCCCACATTAACTTGTGTATTCGGAGCAGGGGCTCCATCAAGATATTTCAAATATAGTGTAGTTGGTTCATCACCATCTGCTGCATAATCTGTAAAATCTCCGTCACTATTTCCATCAAAAATATCTACATGTTTAACAACTAATGCCTTCAAACCAGTTTTGTTACCTTGAACTATCTTTCCTACAAAATCATTTGCAGATGGTAGAGTAGTTGGAAGCATAACTTTTACATACTGAGCATTTAAATCAATCGCTGATTGGCCAGGTATTACCATCGCCCCTTCTTTAAAGAAATGATCTGACAAATTAGTAATCTGTTGTTGCAACAAACTCTGCATTTGAGTCAATTCTCTTGCCTGAATAGAATTTCCAGGCTTGAATAGTATTTTTAGATATCCCTTGTTTATGTCATAATCGTCAAAATAGGGGGTGACATTAAGATTTAAAGTCATATGTTTCTTCTCTCATTGGGTAGTTAAACGAATTAAAATTCAAAGACAACCTTGATATCTTCGATTTGATCTATAGCGCGAGATACGGGTTGTCTGTTTTCAGTATACAAAACCTTACCAGAACCAGATTCTACATCAAAAGTAGTTTCTCCGGCAGTACCCCAAGCATCGGACGATGGCGTTGTATAAGATGGACCACGATATGATACATTTGTTGCAGGAATAAGAGATGTTTTTTCGAGGGGATCTGCAACAATTGCGATTTGTCTAAACACAGAAGATGTGTCCGAAACTGGAAACATTACTTTAGTTGTATCAGTGCCCGCATCATTAGGTCTGGTATGTTGTTCATCATATTCAAGTCGCATAGCTATCATAATATAATATCCACCAAGTTCTTCTATAGCATCAGATCCATGGCCTTTATCGGGACTAATGATCGGCTTTACCTTACATGCGTTCACATTATCTGCACCAGAACTAAGAGCCGGCAAGTGATCGGTATCTATAACTGCTGAAGTAATCGTAGTATAATTTGTTCCTTTATTAGTAATGTTTATATTAGAAATTTTACCAGAAGAAACAATACCATATGCATCGAAACCCGAACCATTACCCGTAGTGGTAATTCCTGGCGCCACGATTATAGTAGTTGAGGCCTGTGCAGGAAGAGCACCATCGAGAGTAACAACAACAGTTGTTCCAGTAACTACCCAATCTGTAATTTTTTGTTGATTTTGATTTTGTACATCTACAACATAATATCCGTTATACTTACCACTCAACATGCCAGATTCTACACCAGTGATTGTGACAGTACTTGTCCCATCAAGGAGCATGTCATTGCGAGAAATATTGTCGTGATAACCTACTCCTCCTGTTATTGATCCATTGACCTCATTAGGCATTATTTTTACATGATCTATATGGCCAGGCGCTGTCAGAGCAGCTTGTTGAATTTGCCATTGAACACCTTCAGCAGAAGAAGAATCTAATGGATCGTATTCAACAGTGGTTATAGGAATATAATCCTTTGTCAAAAACTTCAAGGAATCTGCAAGAGAAATAGAATACATATATTTCCACCTATAACCATCAGCTGTAGTTTCTATTTCTGATACAGAAGTGGTGGTAGGTTTCACAGTCGATTGAACTGCAATAGATGTTGCACTGTCATCTACAAATTTTTGATTGTTTATGCATTTATACACATTGTATTGATTCGAACCTTCGGTTATCACATAAGAATTTGGGATAATCTCTTCTGCCAAGTCATGTTCATACATTGTATAAACTGTATTTGGTGTCCAGTTAATTCTAGGAATTGCAAGAGTCATATCAGTCTGTTCGACCTTTTTCATTGCAATAGAACCCTGTTTGACTGCATATCCATATCCGATAGAATCTTCCGGTGTTGGCGGGTTTGCATCATTCAACCAAGCAGTAGGTTTCCCAATCGACATATAAAGGTTATTATATACTGATTGTCCTAGATGGGACCAAGTAATATTTCCATCGGTGGGTACGGACGGTGTTGGACCTGTAGTACCAGAAGTTCCATTACCCAATGCAAGCCAAAGATTTCCATCTTTCACTACAGAAGTGCCTTCTGAATAAGTTGTTGATGCCTTCCAAATTGGTGCGGATCTGTTAATAGATTGCAAAAATTCCTGAGCATTAAATATTCTCAGTTTATTTGTGATAATTGCTGCCATTGTTTTACCTTTTGCATATGATTTTTTATATTATTTATAATCTTTTTTAGTCGATTGTCATAGTTTCTAAAATTTGATTCAATTCTTCAACAGTTGATGGTATATTTGCTGTCGTATATTTTACCAATGTAGATTCTGATGCGAAATTGGATTTGTCATTTATAGTGCCCGGCGATATAAATTTTTCAAATGTATTTTCATCCAAAACACTAATGTTATAATCAGATCCCGACTGTAGTTTTTCGTTAAATTTAGCTCTTTCTACTGAAAGATTTGTTGGGCCCATTCTTTTTCTTGTCCCTGATAGGGGGGTTTCTTCCGACATAATCAAATAAACGGGAGAAATATTTACAATAGAATCTAAAACCGCCCTATACTTTCTATCAGATTTAGTAACTACATCTGACATAACAGTATTTCTCCATTTATGATCTGTTCCGTCAGTGGTAGATATCCATTCCTCATTTCCATTTTCTTCTACTGGCAAATTATACCACATATTATAATCCGGATGTCTAACTGCTATATGTGTCAAATTATTTCCCTGTACCAATTTTCTATGGTTATTATAAGGCGAACCTACCATTTCCGAAGCTGGACTAAACATTTGTTGCACCAATTCGTTACGAGGATAAGTATCCCTAAAATAAAATTTAAATCTTTCTAAAGATTTCCAAGTCGTATGTAAAGTCGGCACATCGCCTTCTTTATTATTGTTAAATCTTCCAGAAATATTTATAATCATTTTTTCATCGCGAGGATTTGCACCATCTGCGATAGAACCGATCCAACTATTGGCATTTCTATCTACATTTCCACGAAATATATTATCCCATCTAAATTCTACTCTATTCGGACCACCGAATACTGCATTATCCCATTCGGGCATGTCAGCAGAATAACTTGAAATCAATTTGACATCATATACAACATATCTTTCACCAACCGATGAATCAATTAGAGCTCCAATTATTTCATACTTTCCCCAAGGTCGAGTATTAATCCAATTATCAGAGATCATATCTTCATCAGAAATATCGTAAATAGTTACAGTATTTCCTATAAGCCCGGAAGTGTAATAGTGTGAATAGTCTTTTCCAAATGCTTCTCTAAAATTTAATGCAATTTTTTTAACTTGCCACCATCCACCAGAAGCGTTTGTACCATCAACCTGTAGTAAAGCGTATCTTCCAGATCCGTTATCTACTGTTGTAGATCCAGCGGTATCGTCAGACACTTCGCCTTCGCCTACGCCATTATACATTCCATCTATTGTAGAATTTACACTTAGTTGTCTATTGTCATATGTGAATATATTTCCATGAGAATTTAAATAATTTGTGTCCTGTCTTGTCGAAGTCGGATACCATTGGCCATTAGTTTCTCCATATGCCCATCGACCAAGACCGTCCATATTTTTAACTTTCATGTTGACATTTTTAATAATCTCGTATATAAGTTGGGCCCATGCAATACCAGCACCTTTTCTGACTTCTGCAGCAGTAGAAATACTATATTCTCCAAACATCATTAATCCGGCAGGGTGAATCACTTTTTTAACAATTTTTCTCCATTCGTCAATATATCTTCCGACTTTAACAACATAAGAAAACTCCTGCCACAAATACCCATCATATAATCTATTGTCATCTGACAAAAATCCCTGTTTGTTTAAAAACTCGCCAGACCGCACACAAAGGGGTCCTGTCAATACAGTCGCTGTCGCTTGTCCATCACCAAAGGAACTTAGATCAATTACTGGTGGGGTAGTATAATCAACTCCAAACCCTTCCAGTTCTGATTGAAGTGTATTTCCTTTTATTTTAAAACTTTCTATTTTACCTATGTCTTTGCCATGTCCTTTGAACCATGCACCCTTACCAATCGACTTATAAATACCAGTATATTCCTTGACATAACCATATGGTTTCTTCATATAATTATTTCCAAAAGTAGACAAACTTACAATAGTAACCGCAGCTCTTGGTTTTGACGACCAAGAAACTCGCAAAGAATTTCCGTCCGGTAGAGCATAGGTAGAATATATGCCATTTTCGTCAGATTTTCGCAAAGAAATTTTATTAGCAGACACAGGATGATTTTCATTACGAATAATATATTCTACATCATCTTCAAGAACGCTCAAATAACTTATTTCTATTACTTCATCTATTCCCAAATCTGGCGAAAATGCAATTCCACTGCCCATTCCACTTATAGCATTACCACCAGAATCTAAAGCCTGAGTCAATGAAAACTGTGCGCCGGTTTGGCCTGGTTGAATTAATTCGGAAGTATTTGTTATTATTTCACCAGAGGGAACAGTAGAGTTTACACTTCTAGTAATTGTAGGGATTTCATTTATATCAAACATCATAGAAAATGCAGATTTATTTGACTCTGTCACTTTAAATGTAACCTTTAATGGTTCAGATTTTCGAATAGTAGTAACAGAAGGAATTGGATTTACATATATTGGATTCAATCCAACACCAGAGATAGAATTATCAGTACCCGTATCTTCAATGAGGCCAGAGACTTCTTCATATCTGCGACCAGTTGTAAATCTCAGAGTTCCAAAGAAAGCATGATTATAATCTTCTATGGAATATGAAGAATCTACTTTTTGTCTAGCACCCAAGTAAAAATTCTTTACTGGTTTTGAATATGTTAGAGTGACCACGTCTCCAATCGACAATGTTGGCCAGGAAATAACATTACCCGCAGAGTTGGTCGTAGGTGTAACAGAAACAAGTGTTCCGGCAGATGGGCCCGATGTATAGTCAACCGACATTTCTATATTTTTATTAGGATCATATACTATCGTAGAAATACCATTTTCTTGACCAGAGGCAATAGTGATTGTTTCTGTATACTCTCCATATTCAGAAATATCAAAATAACTATTATCGGTGATTGTTGTGATATAGTTTTGTCCATCAACATAAACTCTGGATTCTGCTGGGCCTAAAAATACGGCAATGTGATGCCAATCGCCAAAGGAAAGAGCTGAGCCAGTCTCCGATACAGTCCCATTTCCAAATTCTAAAGTACCATCTGGAAGTTGTTGTAAAAATGTTTTTTGTGTACCACCTACAGATTCATTTATAGAAAATATAGATGCGCCTCCATAAGTACCACTAATTTCAGTGCCTTTTCGGAAATACCAAAAATCAATAGTAATACCATCCGTAGAATTTTTTCTAAATGTTTCACCGATATCGGAAAGTCTCATATATCCAGAATCAGTAAATAGTGCATTTTCACCAACCTGATTTATTTTTGCAGTAAATCCACTTTTAACCCACTGATGGGCTAAAACAGAACCTTTGATAGTTAAAACTTGCCCTACATTATATCCAGTGCCACCTTTTCCAGAACTAACACTTGCTGAATAGACATCATTTGTAATAACAATATCAAATTCTGCGCCAATTCCTTTGACAGATTCCGCTGAAATGTCAGAGATAGAAAATGAATTTTTAGATGTACCGGATATAATAGAAATCCCTGTGACTCCACCATTACTGTCAATAGAAGAAATTTCAAAAATTAGATCATTTGTGGTACTAACGCCACCCAGCTGGGCACCATCAATAAGTATTGAGTCGCCAACTACATAATTAGTACCTCTATCAGAAAAACTGGGCAACAAAACTTGATACGTTGCACCACTTCTCTCAACAAAAAATTTCGCATCAGTTCCTGCTGGAAGAGATGTATCGAACTGTGTTAGGGTAAATGAAGGGTTATAATGACTATCTTTGACATCGGGAATAATTGGAGTACCAATCACACTAAACGAAGCTATTTGGCCAACCGAAGAAACCCCACTAAAAGAAAATTCTTCTATTCTTCCAATAGAATCGACCTGATTTACAATAATTGTCAAGTCATTTGTAGGCGAAAATCCACCTAATAAGTCGCCAGGAATTATAATTACATCATTTACAGAATATCCTACAGAAGAGGGAGAATCTGCCAATTTAACAAAAAGTGGTATGGGTGAACCGCTGGGCAAAGTCATACCCGTATTGACGTTCCAACTAGCATTCGTACCACTGACGGATGTGGTGGTATATCCAGCGGTCGAAGTAATAGGATCTTCTTGATTAATTGTCATATAATCACTACCAGCTGTTACAGAATCTATTTTTATAAAAATATCATTCGTGTCAGATAATCCGTTCAGACCAAGTTGAGTTCCGTCAATCTTTAATACATCATTTTTTAAATATTGAAATCCCAAACCAGATGTACTAGAAAGAATAGTTAATATCGAATTATTTTCTATTGATATATCAAATTTACCACCGAAACCATTACCAGACTCGTATCTAGCTGTTTGGTTGGTTAAATTAACAGGAGAAGGAAGAACTTGAGAATTAGAACTAGTTTTACCGGCGGATGGCGATGATAGTGACGTGAAAGACGAACCAAATAATGAATTTTCGGTAGAAATACCAGTGATAGATCCATTTGAATCCACACTTGACACGCTCAAAAGTAAATCGTTTTTATATCTAGTATCCAAATCATCACTGGGGTCAATATTGGCTACCGCATACGGCGGCGACACAGTAGAAACAAGTGATGTTTCTATTCTAATACCATTCAAATTTGATTTCAGATCTGGTATCAAACCAGAAAATTGAGTACTATCTTTAACAGTGATAATAGAAGTATCAATACTTTCAAAATCATACAAAGCAAAAACCGAATCTGACATAGAATCAATATTTTCAATACTTACCACTGTATTTTTTGCAGTATCGTGATAAACATCACCAGACAATCCAATATCAAATATAGTTTGAGGCCCGTTTGCAATATACTCACTAGAAGATGGATTTTGATTAAACAATACACTATAATTACTAGTGGTGGCGCTTGTATCTATTACTATACCTGATGCACCTGAACCCAATGTCCCATCATCAACAAATTCTATATGTTCTCCATCTGTGTATCCATCTCCACCAGATCCGATATCGATTCTTTCCACTTTGCCGGTGGTTGTATGACCAATTTCGGCTGCAAATCCATGGCCACTACCTTCTGAAGAAAGATTATAGTGAATTGGTTGATTTCTGGAATAATCCGTACCCGCATTTGTAATATCAAACCCCACAACACATTCATATAATTTTTCTTCGAATTTAGTTCCATTGGTCTGAGAAACTATAATATCTTCCTCGCTCTGAAAAGTTCCAAAAATATTTGTTATGAAATATTCTCTAACATCATAATCGCCAATTTTCAAGTCTTTATAATATTCAACAATAGCAGTTGCTTCGGATACTTTTCCTGTTATTCTATATGGATTTTGTATTTCTGGATTCTCTAAAGTAACGACATGTGGTATCGATCGTACTGATGTAGTACTTTCCCAAATATTATTACTGGCTTTAAATAGGTTGTCTTTTGGATAATAAATTTCTATGGGTTCGTTAAAAATTGATCGGAATAAAAAATCATATGATTTTTCTGTACCCTTAGATTGATAAAAATCTTTCATAAATTTTAGAAAGTTTCTTTGATTTTCATATGTAGTTTTTTTGACGCCAGTAGATTCAACTAATCTTTTAACACCATCTTCTGTGTCCGGTGTCGTTGAAACATCCAAGTATGTTTTTACATAAAATCTAATTTTTACTATATCATTTACAATCAAAGTGTCGGGATCTCCACTAGAGTCCACAAATTTAATGACATTTCCTTCTATAACATAATCTGTATTTTCGACCAGTTTTACATAATCACCTGTTGTTCCTGTACGACTTACAGCTGGCGGAGTCAGATTATCGACATAAGATTGCAATGTATCTCCATCTCCACGATCAGTTGAAGTCGCTGGATTTTTAAACACCACAATTTCATCAACAACAGATGTCGCATCAGTTTCGCCAAAATAATAAAAAGGATTAAAATAATTAAGTTTGAAAGATGTTGCAATTCCATCCATTAAAAATTCTTGGTCATACAAACTTTCTGTAGCAGACTCAGCGGTTTTTCCTAATTGGTTTGCGTTCACATTTTCAGAGTTTTTTTCTTCTATTCCTTTTATTTTTACAACATTTGGAAAAGATGAAGCCAACTCGTTCTTGTATAAAGAAACAAACATTTCTAGTGTATCATCAATGTCGGCATATTCAGTCATATCGCCGGTGACACCGGACGGATTATCTGACTGAGACATCCACTCATAATACAATTCTAAAAATTTTACAAACCTAGAATAATCTTCATCAGAAGAAATATAAGATGGAAGCTGACTTTTTACATGGTTTGCAATATTTGAAATATTAGTTTTATTCATTTTTAATACCCACCGCCATATCCACCACCACTGCTGGATCCGCCACTACTAGATCCACCACCACTGCTTGATCCTGAAGTACCAGCAGATGGAGAATCCGAATAAGTTCTAGTTATAGATGTGGTCCCAGTTGCCGAAGTGACAGACATAGATGAATTATTATATGTAGATGTAGCATTTCTGGATACTACAACTCTTTGCGAAGATATGTCATAATTTTCATTAAAGTCATCGGTATCTTCTAGCATTGTGATTGACAGTTCATCTAAATCTAATAAGATAATTTGATTCCTTACAGGAAATATATCATTATTCAAAGGCTTAACGACCACACCAATAGAAGATGATGATCCAACAACACTGGATAAAGAAATATCGGGAATAATTATTGTTCCTGTTTCATAATCTATTGTTCCAGAATATATCGGATCATAAACTTTTTCTGCAGCGACGTTCATAGTGTGAAATCTTACTTTACCAAGACCATTGTCATCAAGATAATATGCATTTTCATTACCAGTAATATAAAATGCTTTCGAATATAGAGTTGATGGAGTTAAAGCATTATTAAATTGAAATCTATAACTAGTAGATGTATCCACAAATATCGTTTTTTCGTTTATCATCAATATTTCTGTCAAGTTGTTAGTTATAGATTCGTCCGATTGATCGATTTTAGCCAAGAACTGAGAATATCTAAAGTAACTATTAAAATCATTCAACATATTCATATCATAATCTATAATAGATTTTTTAACGATTTCTTGTAATGTAGCTTCATCCAACATTGTAGATTCATTATCATATTTTACTTGTGTTGTTATTTTTAATTTTATAAAGTCTGGATCGATAATGGTCGGAGTCAAAGTCAGTACAGAGTAATTTTTTACTAAATTTTGTTTTATGGATTGTTTTTCTTGAGCAGAAACATAAAATCCAGAATTGGGTTTGATACTGATAAACACTTTTCCATATTCGGGTGGATCGGAATCTTCGCCGCCCCAAATATTAACAGATGAGGTTTGTGGATAAATTTTAGGAATTATTGTTTGATAGTCTCTTGCAGTTACAGCTCTATTCTGTCCTTCAAAAGTTTTTGGTGCATAAAATTTAATAGAATTTACAGATTCCCTATCACTACCTCCATAAGTACGTCCAATTATTTGCAAATTGTCCTGTATATTTGACGCCCTAATATTTCTATTAGAAGAAATAAGTCTTAAATTTCCTGTCATGTCATTAGCCACGGATCCCTGAGTAACTAAATACTTTAAAATAATTATATTTCCGCTTTCTACGGCAGATCCTAGAACACCATCGCCAAAAACAATTTCATATTTTTCCTCGTAAGATTCTTGCAAGAAAAATACTTTACTTATATCTGACAATGACATTGTATCAGTAGATCGTTTAAACTCAGTCAAATTGGTGTCAGTAACATTTGATTGAATAAACACTTGCAAAGTATCTGTATCAACATTAGAATTTGATATAAGAAATTTTTGATTTGGATCTGTAGTATCTACTATTATTTTTTCTTCGACATATATGCCTTGGATTACTTCCAAATCAAATATTTCATATGTATGTTTATATGTACCATTCGCTAGAAGTTGAGGTGAGAAAGTTCGTGGGACAGTCCTACTCACTTTTGGAATAAACTTATATTCTTCGTATGTCTGGCTATTATTTTTTGAAAACATAAAAGTTTTGTCTATTTTTATACTATTGAAAATCGATGGATCTTCATAGTCTGAAACAATCTCAAACGTACATGATAGTGATGCCTCAGCCGCACGTGCTGAAGTTGGCGTATATCCTAGCAACTTTGCTTTAGCTACAACATTATCTCTCAACCTAGCAGTATCCAAAAACATTTCGTTAGATATCATATTAAGATAAAAAGAGTTGTAGTAGGTATTATAGCTCAAAAGATCTGTGAGAGTTGATAGTCCAGAGCCTTCAAAATCATAATCCTTAAATGTAGGATCACTTTTCATATATTCTTTTATACTACTTTTGATACTTGAAAAGTCTAATTCGGAAATTTGAATATTTTTTGCCATTTATTTTACTCTTTTAATCCCTAGCGTATATGACAGTACCTCATTGACAGGTGGCACCGAATACATAATGGTGATATTTAGTTTATTTGAGTTACTATCTTCTTTCCAATCACCAAAATCGACAGTTTCGACTGTAATTCTGGGTTCATATTTTTTCAGTGACATTCTTATAACTTCTTTAATATTTATCTCGCCCGGTACACTGATTTGGTCAAAATCTGTTAATAACTCAAATAAAGTTTTCAATACATTTCCACCAAATGCAGGCATAAACTTTCTTTCCAGTTTAGAGGTCATTAATATATTAGTAATACTCTGTTCAATAGCAGGAAATCTATTCCTTTCAGGTCGGTCTATTTTTATTACCACATCATTGCTAATGGGGTTTTTCATAAATTTTAAATCGAAATCTCTGTTTGTTTCTGTTGCATATGCCATTTTAATTTCCTTATGGATTCAGATGAATTTGAGCGCCCTTGATAGTTGTATTTCCACCGCTTGTAGTGTCGATTTTGCCACCAACCTCTACATTTACATTTCCACCTATTTTGACATTTACATCAGCATCTACCACAATATTTGCAGTACCCTTTACATGAATATTATTCTCTCCAAAAATGATTTCGTAATTGTCTTTTACTACCTTTACAACCCTAGTACCGTCTGGATGTATTTCTTCAAAAGTTCCAGTTCTATGATAAGTATGTATTCTTTCAGCTCCTGGCGTATCATCAAATTCTTGAATGTGTCCTGATTCTGTGAATAGTGCTTTATTATGCGGATATTTTGCTCCAAATGGATTGTCCGGTTCTTGAAACAAATCTGTAACATCGGTATCTGCAATTTTTTTCTCAACTGATGGTGGTTTTGGACTACTGCTACCGCCACCGGATTGTTGGGGCGCTACAGAATAACCATCACTTGAAGATGGAGCCTCTGACTCATACATTGCATTTTGAGTATTCCTAGAAGCACTCTGAAATTCTTCTGGAGCAACTTCCCACATCACATCTCCATCTTTCAGTTTAGATGAAGCCGGTCCAGTTCCACTATCACTAGATGTTCCTGATTTTACCGCCCGATAAACTTTTTGTTCTATGTATTTACCATCGTCTTTACTGTTCAATAATCTTCTGGCATTTGCTTCGTGGCCACCCATTTGATTATTAACTTTATCTCTGACCGATCCGGGCGCGCCATTATTATTCGCATCAGATCTTCCATAGTATTTTTCACCAACACCACCCGCATTAATTGAAGAATAAATTTCTAATCTACCCATACCATTTTTGACGCCATGATCTCTCAGATATCTTACAACCGCGCCGTTAGGACCAAGTTGTGTATCAATCGCGGTTTGTTCCGTTGAAAAATCAATGCCGTATTTTTTAGCTTGTGGTTCTCCAAATTGAATGACGCCTCGGTGCTGACCCCATTGTGTAGTTGGTCCCTTGCGTCTGGCGTCCCACCTACCGCCCATTTCATAAGACATAACAGTACCAAAGTCTAATGCACTACACTGCATTGCAGCAGCAGCAGTAATGATGCCAGTTCTATATGTATACGGAGGTAGACTTCCAATTTGATTTTCTTGCAGTTGTGGAGAACGCACCAAGTCTCCCTCCGAATAATCTGACCCATTCTTCCATTCGCTGACATCCAAGCTTGGGGCAGCTCCGATGTTTTCGCTAGATTTTGGTTCTGGTTTATCATAAGTTCCAGTATTGCCGGTGGGGGCTGATGTAGAAGGCGAATATTCTAAAGGAGTTCCTTCAACCGAAGATCCAATACTTTTGGAATCTTGACTTCCTGTTTTTGGGTCTGGCACAATACCATTTCTTTTTATTGGTACTGTGCCACGCTCTCCCTTGGCCATACTGAAGTGCATTGCATCTTTGACACTATTCCAATCACCACCCCAACCAAGGCCATATTTCTTTGCAATTGCAGAGGTATTTGATGGCATATCACTTTCAAATGTTTTTTGGTATGGGTTTTCAGCGGGATTGATATCAATCGCAACACCAGAAGCATGATAACTCCATTTTTTAGAACCTCTACTTTGTCTATGGACATATCCACCCAGACTATAAATAGTATATCCATCCGGATGATTAGGAGCAGGAGTTCTTTCAAATTCATTTATAAAGTTTTGAAAATTCTTTGCATAGATAGTCGCAACCCAAGTACTTTTGCCATTTTTAGTTGTAATTTTTGAAAGTCGTTCTCTATTGTCTGCATCATTTGGAGTACCAGATTGATCTGGACTTGCGCTATCATTTCCCTTATTGTGGTGGTCATTTGATGCTGGCGCGCCGCTGGCACTTGTTTCGACTCCTGCTCCAGTTGCTAGAGGGTTTACGTCACTCTGATTTACGACTGTACCACCCTCGACAGACGCACTTCCTTCAGCGGGATAAGACCCATCTGGAGATTTTATAGAAGTTGCATTTGGTTTTCCATAAACGGTCCCCCAAACTATAGGATCCTGAGCATTCATGCCATCTCGGAAAAATCCCATAACCCATGCGCCAGGCAGAGATCCAGTAGGAGATTGTCCGACACCACCAATAGCAGCACTAGTGATGGGCATTATCGGCGCAGCCCAAGGTAATTTATCTGTTGGAATTTTTGATTTATCATCGCTATGAAATCCAAAAATACGAACTCGGACGCGACCTAATGTCTCTGGATCATTGACATCTTCTACAATGCCTTGCCACCAGACCAATCCTTCAGTACCAGTAAAAAGATTCATTTACCACCGCCCCCCGTCAATACTGGTTCTTTCGATGGTAAAACATCATTGAAACTGTCTTTGACTAATTCTAAATCTGTGGTGTACTGATCGCCGGCTAGTATATGTCTAATTCCTGTTATCAAATATTTTCCACTATAATATTTATCTTTCCATTCTTCGCCCATATCGACTCTAGTAAACAGAGGTAATGTTAAATTTACAGTGTCGCCGACCACTAAGTCGCTGTCACCATAAATCGACATCTCGCATTTGATGTTATTCATAAGATTTGTATAAAATAACCTCTGCCTAAAAATTTTCTCTTGATTATACATTGGCCGGCCTTCTTTGACTTCCACTTCAGGTACTATAAATCGTACCGAAGTGTCATCATCGACTTTCATATATTGTTTGCCTTTTCCAGAAACATCAAAAATTGGACCTGATGTGTTTTTATTGTCTTTGTCATAATTCAAGTATTTGTATTCTTCGTGATCTTCCCATATACTATGTTCTAGATCGGTTTTATTTCTTGTAAGCATGTCAACAGTAGAAACTTTTGAAGCAAAAACACCATTTGTAATGTTATCCAAAACCGAAAAATTGGAAAGAAACTTATAAGTGATTGCCTTTTTGTTTTCTACATTTGCGTCCAATATCTCTTTTCCATCAACACCAGCATTTTTATAAGAACCAAGATTAAATTCATTTTTAGGCTCTTCTTCCACCAACATTTCCATAGGTTTCATTACATATTTTTTACTGGTTTCATAAAACATATAAGATGAACTCTTATATTCTTCGTGAAAGGCCTTTCCACACAAAAAAGAAATTGCTTTCATAGGCGTCATATTAGGAATTACGACACCAAGTTCTTCATCATATTTATCTTCGCTTGGCTCAAACTCAAATGTCTTTTTAGATTCTAATCGTTGAAAACATTTTTCAGCAATTTCTGTAGAACTGCCTTCAAAATATTCTGATATTCTTTGTTCAAAATTTGTTATCATATCTACAGAAACCAATTCCAAATTATAAGTTTGCGTACTGACATCGCTTTCTAAATCTGTAATTTTATTGACAATCATATCAAGTTCTGTAAATTCTGTTAATCCTTGAGTCGCAAAAGATATATTTACCCTTTCCTGTCCTATAATAGGCAAAAAGTTGAGAATCCCGTTAGCATCTTCCAAAGTCAGTTGAGCCGTAATCGAAGGAGAAAATAAGTCTTCGTAAATATTAAGAGATTTGTAAACACCAAAAAGATTCAATTCAAAGTCGTTGTGAGAAACTATAGTCATTTTTTTTATTTCACACAGCCCATATGTCTGAGAAATACTCATTATGCAACAATCCTTTCCCAATTTTCTAAAAATTTACCCAAAAGATCTTTTTTCATAATTCTTATAGTTCTATTTTTTTCGTTTTTCTCTTCTTCATATGCATACTTAGACTGCATAATATACGAATTTTTTTCTTCTGCCGGCAACGCAGAATATGTATCTGATGTTATTTTATAGCCTTCTATTTTATGAGTAAATTTGTGTGGGGTCTGCATTGCAACCAACAATCCTAATTCTATTATATACTCAGAGGACGATTGCGGATTTAGTAAATTCCAACCCTCGAGAAAGTTAGTTTGATTTGGCTCTGTATATATTCCATTCCAAACATAAAAATTATCTTCAATTTTTACTACTTTGCCCATCACTCGGCCATTTAGATTTTGTAACGAATTTCTATCGCTCTGACTAACATATGGAACATCTTCAAGATTTATAATTCTTATCATATTAGACATATTTCTATTGTTATTTTCATCAAAAGGTCGGGTCATATCAGATGAGTAATATAATAAATCTGGAGCATCATCAGGAACTTTGAAAGTTATGTGGGAAGATCCAAAAAAATCCTTTTCAGATATTCCATTGTCATATAGACCATAAAAACGATTCGGATTCCAATAATTTTTTCCATCATCGGTAGTTAAATAAAAAGTATCATAAGGAGAAAAATTTATTTTAAATTTATATGTACCACCTCGAAATAACACAAGTTCTGGATCTGTAAGGCCATTAATTAAAAAATGATTAGATTCTTCAGGATTATTCCAATTATTACATGATATATTAAATTCGGCCGAGCTAGGAGTTGGCACCCCAAGTTCGGGTAACGGGGACCAATTTTGAGTTATACTATCCCATTTGACGCCTCTATCAATACTTTCGTCATAAACAATCTGACCATTATAATTTCCAAATGAAGTGTTTCCATTTTTGGGCAACAAAGGAGCTGGTAACATACGTTTTAGTTCTAAAACATTTTTTGGAGTGTATTTTTTAGAGATATATTCATACAACATAGATTCCGTCTTAGGTAATTCTTCATAAACGTCTAACAAGTTATTGTACATCAAAATAACCCAACTATATTTCGTATCGCCATAATATTGTGCAGATATGCTTTCTACTGTCTGGTCAGATTCTATAGTATGTACCAAATAATTTTTGGGATCATCTTTGTAAGAATCTAAAATATATGCAAATCTAAAAATATTTTTAGATTCTACTGGACGATTATCAAGTTTTATATCATATTTAATATTTGAAATTTTATTAAACATTTTTAATATCCTTCTGCAGCATCGCGTGTGGATACGACTTGTACTTCTTGGAATGTTAATGTGAGATTTATTAGTGCTGGAGCAGGGGCCTCACCCTTGTCACTTTGAAACATTGCAAACTGTCCATTGCCACCATATGATACATCACAACCCGTACATACCGATGGTTTTATCTTATTGAGATATTCAGTAGGTTTTCCATCAATCATATATTCTATACTAAACCAATTGGGTGGGTTGAAAGTATTTCCATTTCCTCTAATTTCGGGCAACATCTGGATCCTAAAAAATTTAATTATTTTTCTCAACATATCAGATTCTTCCCAAGATTTGGGCAAAAATTCATATGCATAACTAAAAGTCCTAAACTCTACTCCCTCAAATAAAACATGTCGATTTGCAGCACCAACACCAGCGCCCTGTGTCTGGGCAAGAACCCCACCAGTATCACCCAATTGTTGACCAGTTTGACCGATGATCTGTGCAGAAAGATTTGCAAGTACATCCATATTATTATCATCTCCATCACTTCCTAGATTCCCTATCGTACCCGCAATACTTCCACCGTCTGTATTTCTATATCCTACCTGAGAATTTACTGTAAGACTTTCTGGGATATATAACTGGACAGTTCCTTCTGGTTCTCCACCCTGCGATTGCGAACCTACAGTTTCCATCTTTGTATATCCTGCAATGTCATTTGAATAAGCAGTAAATATGATATAATCACGAACATTATCAGATCCCATATCGCCAGGATATGCCCCAGCGAAAGGCCTTTCCATGTCACTAGCCTGTACTGTATTAGGTCCACCAGTTCTTGTTACTTGTTGAGAGATCACCCCAGCTGCATCATTTGCTGCTTTTTCGATTGATGCGCGAGCCCTTCCGACCGCATCAGCATTTGCAAGAGCTTCTTGCAATTTCTCTTGAGTGGCGCCTTCCAATAACTTTGCCTGTGCCTCAAGACTTTCCGTTGTGACAGGTATACCCGATCTCTCAAGAATAAGTTGAGGTGTAATTTCTGATATATCTGGTATATCCGGTATAGAAAGATTTGGTATATCTGGTATAGCAATATTATTATCGTCAAACGTATTGGTGACCTGAGATATATTAAAATTCCCAAATGGCAAATTAAACATCAGTAAAGACTCCTAAATAGTTAAATATATTTATAAGGTTTTTTATACGACAATGCGGAGATTTACATATAAAGGAAAATATAATCCGGTCAATGCACATAAATATGTGGGAAATGTATCAAATGTAACCTA